ACTTCTCATTGCTAATAATGTTCCACCAACATATTGGACCTCGTTTGATGACCAATACATCGTCACAGACGCATACGACAGTGAAGTAGAAGACACGCTACAATCCACTAAAACGCAGTGCCTTGCGTACATGCATCCAACTTGGAGCCATGTAGACAACGCAGTTCCAAATCTCCCTGAAGAGGCATTTCCAGCTCTTGTAGAAGAAGCAAAGAGTACAGCATTCTTGGCTTTGAAACAAACAGCTAATCAGAAGGCAGAACAGAAAGCATCCAGACAACAACGCTGGCTATCACGAAAAGCTTGGAGTGCCCACGGAGGCATTCGCTACGATGATTACGGCAGAAAGAGTAGAAAATGAGTATTGTAGAATATCAGGGATATCAAATTAAACCTCATCGAGAGGTGCCCACTAATTACATTGTAGTTACTGCTGGCAAGGGAGGCAAGATTCCAAATGTGTTGGACGGATTGTTCACCACACCAGCTTACGCTAAACACGCTATTGACAACTATCTGGCAAGCAAGGTAAAAGAGTAATGGCTAAACAAGGACAACGTGCTGAGGTAAACACCTTCATCCAAGGACTTATTACAGAAGCGAGTCCTTTGAACTTTCCCCCTAATGCGTCTAAAGAAGAAGAAAACTTTGAACTATTCAAAGATGGAACTAGACGTAGACGTAAAGGAATGGATTTAGAGAGTAATTATCTCTTCCGACCAAGTACAGTTTCCCTCCTCTCTAATCCAAATCATTCTTGTTCTTATCATGAGTGGGAGTCAGTATCTGGAGATCCTAATCTCAATTTTGTAGTGATTAGTTTTGGGAACACGTTTTACGTATACAATCCTGACTTTGATGATTTAAGTAATAATGGCTACGTAGGTGCTGTATACCCAACAGCGTACGAATCTGGTCCAGTAAATAATTGGAATTGTGCATCTGTAGATGGTAAGCTTGTTGCTGTTGGTGGTCAGCGTAGGGCGTATGTAATTTCTTATGATAAAGACACTAACGCACTTTCCTTTGTTTCAGACACCCTGAAAGTTAGGGATTTTTGGGGGATTGAAACTCCAGATCCTAATTTAGAGACAGATGTTAAATACCAACCAACAGATGATTATATTGAACACAGGTATAATCTTGCTAATCAGTCTTGGGGTGTTCCTCGTAAAGACAAGGTAGGTGCAATTGCTGACCCTGTAGAAGTGTTCCATACGGAATACAGTAAATATCCAAGTAACTCTGAAGTTGTATGGACTGGTCTTCAATACCAACCGGTTGTAGCTGGAGCTGATCCTTACGAAAGGATCTTCCCAAACCTTTATAAAGAAGTGTTTGCACAAGGTGTTCCTGCTAGTAAGGGATATTTTGTAATTGATCTACTGCGTCGTGGTGAAAGTCGTGAACAAGCTTTTATTGACAACTATGTTAATACTGGTTTGGTGTTGGCTACACACGAAATCACTGCTCCTGACGACATTACTACTAAAGGGAGCACCTGCGTAGCTGAATACGCCGGAAGGGTGTTCTATGCAGGGTTCAATGGTGAGCTTCAAAATGGGGACAGCAGAAGCCCTAATCTCTCTAATTACGTAGTCTTTAGTCAGGTTGTTAAGAACACTGATGACATTTTTAATTGTTATCAAGTAGGAGATCCCACTTCTAGAGACGGTTCAGATATTGTAGATACTGATGGAGGTTTCTTAAGAATCTCTGGTGCATCTAACTTGGTATCTTTAAAGTATATTGGAAATAGTTTAATTGTTTTAGCTGAAAATGGTATCTGGGCAATTAGTGGTGGATCAGATTATGGATTTACAGCTACAAATTACAAAGTTACTCAAATTAGCTCTTTCGGCTGTTCTTCTCCTAATTCGGTAGTTATCCAAGGGGATGCAGTTCTGTATTGGGGTGACGGTGGAATCTACTCCATTGGTTTAGATAAAGTTGGTGTTCTTTCTGTTACCAATTTAACACAGACTACCATTCAGCAATTATACGATAAGATTCCTAAATCTTCCAGAGATTTTGCATTTGGTATCTACGACGAAGCTACTAAAAAAGCAAGATGGATTTTCAAAGAAGGGACTGCGTTCACAACGTCTTCTGTAACTAAGGAATTAGTGTTAGATTTCAATTTAGGTAATTTTACTTTAAATAGAATTGCCCAAATTATGGATAATGAAGTTATCCGCCCTTTTCTTGCTGGAACCAATATCAAGTATGTCACGATTGGAAAGCAAGTTCCTCTGAATGATAATCAAAGAGATTTTACTTTCTCAGATTATAATAATTTAGAATTCACAGATTGGGAACGGGTAGACGGTACAGGAAAAGATGCTAAGGCATTTATGTTGACAGGCTCTCAGATTGCAGGAGATTCTGCAATTCATAAACAAATTCCTTATGCTGTTATACATTTTGAGCGTACTGAAACGAGCACTGATGAAGACGCTATCCCTAATAATCAATCTTCTTGTTTAGTCCAGTTTTATTGGGATTGGGCTTATAGTGGTTTGTCTAATAAAGTTACCAGCTTGCAACAAGCTTACAAATATCGTAAAGCTTTAATTGTAGCTCCGTTTGAACAGTACGATAATGGATTTGAGGTGATTACGTCCCGATTGAAGATTCGTGGTCGCGGAAGGTCTTTTGCGATGTACATTGAAACAGAGCCTAAGAAAGATTGTCATATTTTAGGCTGGAATTTAACATTAAATGGTGATCCTGTTGCCTAAATATACAATTGAAGTGTTGGCAGATAAGGACATGGAATGGTTTGTAGAAACTGCCTGTGTCAACATGCTAAAATACGAAACGTTAAGAGAAGACCTTGTTAATGTGGATAACCTCTATATGTTGGCATCTTTAACTGCAATCTCAGGAACCTCATTTGTAGTTAAGGTTGATGGGGTTAATGCAGGAGCAATTGGGGGGATTCTTTCCCCCAATCTGTTTAATCCAGATATTACAACATTATCAGAACTGTTCTGGTACGTTCTTCCCGAATACAGAGAAGGTCGTGTAGGGGCAATGCTTTTAAATAAGTTCTTAGAAGTTGGTGATGAACAGGCAGATGAAATCAGTATGTCACTGCTTATTAGTAGTAAGTTAAAAAAGGAATCCTTGTTTAAAAAAGGATTTGTATTACAGGAATATAGTTTTATAAAGAGAAAATAATGGCATTTCTAACTTCAACATATCTTGCAATTGCAGCTATTGCGGTAGGCACTGCTTCTTATGTAAGTGCAGAGAAGTCTCGAAAAGAAGCACAAGTAAACTATGCTTCCCAAGCAAGCGAGCAGCGTAAAGCACAAAGTGAACAAAATGCATTGAATGCACAAAGTGCAGCGGCTGAACGAAGACAGCAAGTAAGAGAACAGCGCATTAAGCTGGCACGGCTTGAACAGGCAGCAGAGAATACAGGAACAGAAGGAAGTTCTGGAGCACTAGGGGCTGCTGGAGGATTCGCTACTCAGCTTGGTGCTAACATTGGAAGTAATCTAGGAGCAATCGCAGCTTCTCAGCGTACAGGCGGTTATTTACAAGCCGCTGCTGATTTTGGTACAGCCGCACAAAGAAATCTTTCTGACATGGGCGCATCTCAAAATCTATTCAGCTTGTCAACTACAATCTTTAATGCAGCAGGTGGATTTAGCGCATTCAAAACTGCGCCTACAGGTAAAACGTAAAAGGATTTAAATGGATATTCTAAATGAGGATATGGATGCAGGGAGCCTGCCTCCTGATATGCCTATGTCTGATCTGGTTGATATTAAACCAGAATCGGCTGTTCCTGTACCTCAAGGGGCAATCCGCAATAGGGCGGCTACAAGCGCATTGCTTCAGGGTGATCCTAATAAAGTAGCAGACTCTTATCAGATGATGATGTTGGAAGGGTCGGATGGTAAAGACACCACCCACCAACAAATTACTGATTTGGTAGCCGCACAAACAAAGAACAATAGCGTACAAGGTGTTATTCGTGTATTAGGGGATCGCAGTATTCCTTTGGAACAGAAGAAACGCCTGATGAATTTTGTACAGCAAGGTAATTTTAAAGAAGAGCCTGCTATCACGTTACAAAGTGCAGCACTGGCGGCTCCTAGTAAAGGTGAGGATATCCGAGGAGAAGCTGCTCGTGTATCAACAGCAGATGCTCTTGCTGAGATGCAGAAGGAACGTGAGGATCGACAAAAGCTGGTAAATGGTGCTATGGCTCAATTACCAGAAGCTTCCTTGCAAACTGTAGCTGATATGACCGTAGCTAATGTTCTTCCTTTTGGCCGTAACGTTATTGCGGCTCGTGTAGCTAATACACAGAATAAGAAAGACAATGTTCCTGCCAATTTAGGACAGTGGATTAAGAACTTCCTATTACCGGGTTCTACTAAAGCTGATCTTCAGAATCGATTAAACAGCATCCCTCCAGAGAATCGTCAGAAATATACTGAGAGCCTGCTAGCCTCTATTAAAGAGAGTGCAGCGGTGTTCCACAATGACAACTACTTTGCTCAATACCAAACTGCTGTAAGCCTGCTAGACAGCCCTAGAGCGTCTACAACGGAAGTATGGGCTGAAAACGTAGGAACTGTATTAGACGCCTTCTGGGTGAGTAGCTTGGCTAAAAGTGCAGGACGAATGGCTGGTGAAGCTGCTGCTGGTCCTAGAGCGGCTGGTACATCTTCAGAGACTGTGCACCCTGCTAATTGGGAGCTTGTTGATGATGCTGTTAAACCTCCGGGATTTCAAACTACAATCCCTAGTGGTACAAAGCGTTTAAAATCTAACGTACAAGATTCCACTAAACGTATTGAGCTTAATTCTCCAGTACATCGTGAAAATCCTGTAGCCCCATACAGCTTGATTGAACAGGTTAATCCTGCACAAGCTAAAGAGATTCATAGGGCAATGGTTGCTGAGGGCGATGAGCTTGCTCAAGCAATGACCGGGGTTTCTAAAGAACAGGCGTTAACTAATAATGCGTATCCTCAAGTAGCAACGGATAGTGGAGCAGTTCTTAATAAGGCTAATCAAGATTTAGAGCCTTTTGTAGGTAACACAGGGGCTTTACGTTACACCCCACAAGAGTTCCAAGGCGCAGTAGATACGACAATCAATGATTTTCGTGGTGCTTCTGGCATGGAGATTAATGATGCCATGACCACATTCAAGGTTGATGGAGATCATCTGGCTATTGATGCTCACTACACGACTGCTGGGGGTGCATGGACCACTCCTGAAGGCGCTAAACAACAAGCCATGTTCTCTCTACGTAGCTACGGAATTACGGCTGATGAGATTACGGTGATGGAACGGAATGGCATGGATTATGTTCCAGCCACTGGAAATGCTCCGGGTGATTACATCATTAAGGTTAAGACCCGTCATGCTATTCAAGATTCAGAGGTTCCTCAATGGAATCCTCTAGACGTAAAGCGTAATTGGACTGATCGCATTAGTCAAACAGGAAGTGAAACACACGGTAATCTGTCTGGGATGTTAATGGATCCCGGCAGTATGCTCCATCCTACACTAACCAGTTCTGCTGCTGTAGCAACAGATCAAGCTATTACATTTGAGACAACCCTCTTACGTCCTATTAAAGAGCTACGTACTCAGATGGCGAGCTACCCTATTAAGCGTAGGGGGGCTATTGAAGAATATATGAAAGAGGCTAATCAGAATGGATTACCTCATGATCCTTTGGTGTTAACTGCTAGAGGATTTAGCCAGACTGAGATTGACTCTCTGAAATTGTGGAGGGATATCTGGGATGGTCATTACTACTTAGAAAACTTTGATATGGTGAGAACCCTCAACAGTCAAGGATATCAAGTAATTGACAACGGTGCTCATAAGTTCTTTGCTCGTCCAGTTCCTAAGAATCAGAATATTGGTAAAGTATATGATCCGGGTAAAGGTCAAGTTGTAACGCTAAACAAGACGGATATGGATTCTCTGTACAATACAGGGGGGACGTATGCTTCTCTTCGTAGATCAGTAATGATTAATGGAGATGAGATTGAGCATATTCTTGTTCGCAACACCCCTACGGAATATCTGCGTAAGGTTAGAGCAACTGATCCAATTCTAAATTATCGTGAAGGCTATTACACGGTAAATTATAAAGCCCCTAAATTCATTGATGAAATTACTATTAATTCTGCTGGTAAAGAAGTTAGACGTACTGTAGGCGTTGCTGGGAATACAGCAGATGCAGATATGTTTGCTAAAGGACGGGAAGCCTCTACTGGTAATCGCCATTTAGTTAGAGAGGATAGTAAGGGATTCCGTAAAGACGGGGACGGATATTGGGACTTACAAGAAGCTAGTGGACGTATTGCACAACGTATGCGTGGACAGCCCCTAGTACAGGCTACAGGCATTAATAATCTTGGAGTGGGTACATACATCGAGAATCCAATGGAAAGCGCTGTACGGGCTGCTAAGAGCCTTGCAGGACGTACTATTGGACGCCCAATGCTAGAAACTGCTAAGAAACGATTTGTTGCTCAATATGGGGAGTTCCTTCCTCCAGTAGCACATGGTCCTAAGCAATTTCCAATGAACCGTACAGAGATTGTAGATCACGTAAGCCATACCAGTTCTAAAGTTGCTGATGCTCGTACCACTTACAATTATATTAAGTTCTTGGAAAACGGGTACATTAATTCCGCAGATGAAATCTTTAAGGGAGGTATGAATGTTCTGGCCGATATGCTTGGTAAGTATCATCTTTCTACTGGAGAGCGTGCTGTTCGGTATGCTGGCGACATTGCTCCCTCACATCTTACTAAAGCTACTGTGTTCCAAGCATATATCGCTTTTTCTAATCCTGTACGACAGTGGATTGTTCAAAGTCATCAAGTAACACGCACAATGGCTTATAATCCCATTGGATGGTTCAATGGTAAAATCTTAGAACAAACTACAGGATATCTAGGAATCAAGTCTGGGCTGGTACAGGGTAACAAGCTTGCTAAGGACTTTACTAAGTTTGTAGATGAAAGTGGAATGGTTGCAGGTGTTGATAAGAATAGTTTAGTTCGTGGTATGGGACTGGATATGGCTGACAGCACTTATGGACTGAAACGTGGTGCTGTAGAATTGGCAAGTCTTCCTCAACGAGTTGGTTTCGACTTAGGGGAGAAGATGAATCAGATTGGACATCTCTCTGCTGTATATGAGAAGTATGTCCGAGAAGGCAAGAACATAGCTGATAAGACTATTCGGGATCAAGCTATGGCAGAAGCTAGAGCATTAAGCTATGACTTGAATAAGGCTGGGGAACTGGCTTACACCCAAGGCAGTGCTGCTGCTGTTCTTCAATTCTTACAGATGCCACATAAAGCCATGCTTCAATTAACCAATCGTAAACTTCCATTAGATGTTAGCTTACGTCTAGCAGGATGGGATTTGGTTATGTTTGGTCTACCTGTGGCAACGATTAGTGCTGTTATGACCGCTGCTGGTGCTGATGGAGATGACATCCTCCCTAACGATCCAGAACATAGAGAAATGTTTGTTGAAGGGCTAGAGTCTTATGCTCTAAATAAATTCTTTAGTGACATGGATGATAGCGGAGACAGAACACACATTGACTTCAGTGCATTGAAGCCTAATGATATGGATGGATGGGCAAAGATGATTGGGGCTTTCTCTGATAAAGGGATGCTTCAAATGATTGCTGCTTCTCCTGCTGGACAAATCCTTGCTGTTGATGGAACTAATAAATCCACACGTAATGGACGTATCCCGCAGGCTGTTCTAACAATGGGTAGATTCTTCAATGTGGTGGAAGAAATTGATCCTCAGAATCCTACAGACTTCCAAGCAGTATTGAACGATGTAGCTAAGATTACTTCGGGATGGACTGCTGCTTCTAACGCTAAGATTATGATGGAGACGCGTAAGAAGTTTGACACTATGGGTGTTGCAGTGGACAGCTATGTAACCTCTCCAGAGATTGCGGCAGCTTTCCTAGGCTTTGGCACTATGGCAACTAAAGATCTGTATGATATTTCCCAACGTAGAATTACGGATAAGAAGAAGCATGAAGAAGATGTGATGTCTCGTTATCGTGACATTGTGCGATATTATAGCGATGCCTTACAAGGTGACAATGTAGACGTACAACATGTTCAGAAAGTTTCTAGTATGTTAATGCGTACATTCTCTGATCCGGGAGATAGGGATTTAGTATACAAACAGTGGCAAAAAGACATGATGGGTAAAGAACAGCAATTGTTCCAAACCATGATGGATGCTTCTGATATGCCCAATGCTAATCGTTTACTCGATGACATCAAGCTGTGGCCTGTAGATCAAGCAACTAAAGATCAAATGACTCAACGTGTAAAGGATATCCGAGCACTAAGAGACCAAAATAAGGAAACTAAATAATGGCTGAATTTCAAGTTGACCTCTCTGCCCCTCGTGGGCAGGGGGCACAGCCAGTGCAAGCTGTTCAAGAGCAAATTGTTCCAGAACAGCCCAATCCTCTTCTGACGGGGATTGTAAACATCTTCGCTAAAGGGCTAGAGGCTGATCGTAAGCAATCTGCTGCTGATCGTAAAGCAGCCATTGTTGGTGAATATATTAAGAACGAGCAAGTGTATGCTTCTGCTCTAACTACGGGACAATGGAATGCGTCTCAAGTGGGGATGGCTTCTCGTTCTAATTTTACACGAATGATTGCTTCTTATCCAGAATATGTTACTGAATTACAAGAAGCTAAGAAATCTGTTTATGATGGTACAGACGTAGGTGAAGCACAGAAGAAAGTTGATCAAGAGGTTGCTTTCAAGAACAGCCTCAAGACACAAGCTTCTAGTATGGGATTTACATTCTACGATGGGATGTCCCAAGCTGCTCAAGATGCTACAATCCTTGCTGCACAGACGGAGATCCGTACTAACAAAGCCACAGATGAGGCATACAAGCGCAATGCTGAAGCCCGTGCTGTAGCATCTGATAAGCGTGCTGGGGAATCTCATGCATTCTCTATTCAAGAACACGTAGATCGAGAAAATGCTGTTAAGGGTGTGTTGGAAGTGGCGGATAAGAATTTCGATGCTTTAAACACTACTGCTAAAGACTTAATTTCCAACCCTAACATTCCATTTGAACAAAAGCAATTGATTATGTCTCAGAATGTTGGGCGTATTAAATCAGGTTTACAAGCAGTATCTGCACGTAATCCAGAGCTTGCTGCTCCTTGGAGTAAGTTGGTTGATGACATTAATAACACGTTCCAAGCACTAGCCGATCCTAAGATTAAATCAGAACGAGAGCTTACTGACTTGAAGAATCAGTTTGATGCTCAACAATACAAAGCCAAGCTCTTAATCACTGCTGATCCAAAGGCACGTAATGCTGTTGCTCTCTCTAATCTCTTCGGAAACAACGATAGTCTTCTCAAGCTGGGTGTATCTCCTGTTCTTATTGGGACTCTTGCTCAACTTGGTCTTGGCCCTAATTCTGGGCAAACACCCGCTCAAGTTGTTGGCACCCCAGATGAGAAAGGTGCTCTCAAAGCCGTCAAAGGGGCCTTAAACAGCCTCCAGACAGGGAGTGCAGTGGGTGATAAGGAAGCTATGACGATTGAGGCTGTAAACACCGTTAATGGCGTCCTAAAGCAGAATGCAACAATGCAAGGACCAATCACTGCTCCAATGCTTAAAGAGTTGAGTGCTTTCTACTCTTCTCCTGAGTTTGGTAAGTTGGCAGAGAAAGGTCAATTAGATAAGCCTACAGTACAAGCTGTTAAGCAAGTATTCCAAGTATCTTATGAGCCAGCAGTTATTGAGGCTGTTCAGAATCGTCTAAACACGGCTATTGAACATTCTCCGGGACGTGATCAAGGGAATCGTGGTAAGCCTAAGCAAACATTGTTAGACACGGTAGATGTAAAATTTAATGGTAGTGGTGTTTCTTTTGTCACCAAAGCCGGAGCTTTTGATACGCTAAGTTCTTCTTTCACTCGGGATGCCCTTAAAGAGGCGGAGGGAGGTTTGAATACTCTTATCCGTATGGGAGCACACATGGAAGGAACAACAGACTATGCTTCTTACTGGGAAAAGAATAAACAACACTACCTCCCTAATGTCTACCCAGACCCTAACAAGCTTAAGGTGGGGCAAGTGGTTAAAGGAAAGAACGGCAAGTCTTATAAATACATTGGCGGTAATTATAATGACATTGCTAATAGCTACATGGAGTTGCCTGATGCCGGAAGCGAGTGATTTCTTTGGAATGGATTTTGGAGTAGCTAAACCTGTTCCAACAGAACAAGTAGCAGATGCTCCTAAGAAGGAGAGCACTTTAGTTAGTGCTCTTCAGTTCTTCGGAATGGATTTCTCTGCTCCTAAGCAAGTCCCTGTTAATGAAGTGGCTCCTAGGTCTTCTGGAAATAGTAAGTTTGAAACAGTGTTTGGTAGGCTCACTAAACAAGAGTCTGGGGACACACACATGGATGCTTCTGGGAAGTTGATTAGCTCTGTTAAAGGGGCTAAAGGAATTACACAAGTGATGCCTAACACTGGAGATGATCCGGGATTTGGTGTTGCTCCGTTGAAGAATAAAACTAAAGCAGAGTATTTGAGATTCGGACGAGATTACCTTCAAGCAATGGTAACTGAGTTTGGAGGAGACTACGAGAAAGCTCTAGCAGCCTATAATGCAGGTGTTGGAAATGTTAAGAATGCTGTTGAGAAGGGCGGGGCTAATTGGAAAGATTATCTTCCTAAGAAGAGCGAAACTCTCCCTTACATTGAACGCATTCTGGGGAAAGGAAAGTAAATGCCTAAGAAAGGCCAGTACAAAGCAGGAGCTACTGCTGATTCTATTCGTCAACGTAAATATAATTCGTCTGATGAACAGAAGAAGCGTAGAGCACAAAGAAACTCCGCTAGAGCTAAGATGGTGAAAGCCGGTAAAGCCCATAAGGGAGATGGTAAAGACGTAGATCATAAAAATATGAATACGGCTAATAACAGTACAAGTAATCTTCAAGTTATCTCTAAGTCCAAGAATCGGGCTAAGAACAAGCATCATTTAAAAGGAAAGAAATAATGAGTGTTGAAAACAAAGGACCGGGCGGTGTTAGTAATTCTTATGGGCAACGCCGAACACTAGCAAGTAGCTCTTTGAATACTAAAACCCCAAAAGATACATATACTGGATTTAATAAAGGAAATGCTCTTTCTTTCGATGCAACGGGGCGTTCCTATTACGACACTCTTGGTCAAGTACGACCTATTTCAGAAGCATACTCTATTGCTAGTAAATCTTTTCCTAAGGTTTATGAACAAACTAGTAAACAATTAAATTTAAGTCTCCCAACTTTTACCACCACCGCAACCGGTGGCACCGAGATTTACATCGACTTCAACCGTGGCAACGACGCTAATCCAGGAACACGACTGCTGCCGAAGAAAAATCTGTCGGCGATCAATAGCGCTTCGTATGGCGCAGGTTCGATCATTGCCCTCGCCTCGGATTCGGTATGGGATTTGGTTGGGACTACAACCACCGTGAACCAGATCAACTGCGACAATATTTTGTCCACCAATCCGGCTTCGCCAGTCCTGATTACTGGCTATGACGCGGCAGGCCACACTGGTCTCAAGCCTACCGTCATCCACAGTTGGAAGCCTGCTGCAAACGAGTGGGTTTATGATGCTGCTGCGGCAGCGTGGTATTACACCATCACGAATGCGCTATATCCGGGCGCGAATTGCTGCATTTTTGTTGGCCCTAATAAACTCCCTTGTATTAACGTTTGGCAGGATGCGTCTGCGCATTTGGCGACTAATCCGCCAATGTTCCGCGATTACCAGTTTAGTTTCGTCACGGACAATTCGACTTACAAGAAAATATATTTGTGGTCGCCTGCCAACACGAATCCGACCGACTACTACGGCGGCGTGATGCTTTCTTTCGGCGCTCGCGGTGCGTTGTTCACTGGTTCGAATGGTTTGCGCAACACCATCATTGATGGGTTGAAATTCGCCTATACCGGCTCAGGTATCGGCATTACCGCAACGGTTGGCGGCACCGCGCATACTGGTCTTATTGTGCGCAACTGTGATACTGACCGAGCCGGCCTGCTGGACTATTACAACGGCGGTTCGGGCAACGCTAATTCGTTTGTCACCTATGACAACAAGGGCGTTGAAGTACCATCAGCGTTTATTAAGGCTAGCGGTCAGTCTGGCAACACGACAGACTATGACATTCGCACGAACGACATTCGTGGTGGCAATCGTCAATACTCAGCACAAGCAGCGATTTATATTACTGCCATCGCTTCGGCTCTTGGCAACGGCAAGGTGCACCACAACTATATCTACGACTGTCAGAACGGTACGGGGACAGAGTTCAACGGCATGCCAGGCTCTACGGTCACTGCTACGGCATATGGTTGCCCTTACGACGGCTCTGCAATCTATTTTGACCTTGGCTCTAACCGTGGCGTTGCGTACGGCAACATCATTGAGCGCTGCCACGTAGCCATTCAAACGAACAGCGCAAAGACAGTGCAGGTGTTTGGCAACATTACCATCGACTGCAATCTGCTTGGGACAAGTACTGATGCAGGCGCTGCTGGATCAAATGATGTGCTGATATTGCATAACACTTACATTAACCGACTGGTAGACCAGAATCAGCTAAAACAGGGCACTACTAGTAAGGCTGATTATGCTTACACCAACTGGTTTGAAAATACCACGTCCTCGTCTATTCGCGTTATCAATAATGCTTTCTACCGAAAAGCTCAAGATGGCCTGCGTGAAGCTATCCGTATTGAACGCGATGCAGGTACAAAACTGGTTGTGGGTAATGCGCTCTATGGCTGGACTAATGCACAGAAGGTTGTAGCCAAGCGTTTGATTGGGCCAGAAGTTGATGATCTAACCGCTACCGCATTGAACGTTACTAGTGATGGTGCTTTTTGGTTTGATGGGCTGACTTCGGTTCCTGTATCCGCTAACAGTCCATTAGTCAAAGCAGGGAACCGCTATATTGACGGCCTTGCTGATATGACCGGTACGGCATTTGAGCGCATCCCATCTATCGGAGCTATTGAATGGACTCCAAGGTAAGATATGTTATCTTTAGACGATATTAAATTACAAAAACTAAGACAGTTAGGATATATGGGAGCTATTAACGATGCAGAACTCGCCTTCTGGTTAGAGTATATTCCGGGGGCCGCTAGTTCTGTTTTACCAATTACTTTTACAAATAGTAATTTGACACTAACCCCCTCAATGTCAACTGTGTTAGTTGCCACTTCTGGGGCAGATTCAATCATTACACTCCCCTCCGTGGGGAGTAATTCTGGCAGAATTTACACAATAAAGAAAACAGATGCTGGGGCGTTTAAAGTTGTTATACAAACCCTAGGGAATGAAACAACTATCGACAGTTCTGCGACATACAATCTAACTACTCAGAATCAATCTGTTAGAGTTCAATCTTCTGGGATTCAATGGTTTATTATTTAAAAGATATCTCTTGAACTACTACGGTTATAGCATGACCATCACCACCGAAACCTCACTGTTTACTTTTAAGAAAGGGAGTAATGGGGAGTATTAATGATGCATTAAAAAGATATATGGAGAACTCTGTTGCTGATCCTATTGGATTTGGCACGGAGTCTCCAAATTATAGGAGAATAGCTTCTTTAGGAAATATTGGGGTGTCCTCTGCGGGAACAGATGTGTGGCCTCTTGGAACGGTGTATCCTTTTAAAACAACAGCCACCACTGTGGAGGTATTTTGCTCTAGTGCTTCTGATACAAACGGAGGAACTGGTGCTTGGACAATTGTTGTAAATGGACTAGACACTAATTACAATGAGATTAGTGAAACAGTTATTCTAAATGGAGGAGTACAGGCTCTTGTTGGGACATACATTGCAATAAATAACGCTTTTGTTTCCTCTTCTGGAATTACTAATTCTGCCGTAGGAGATATAAGTATTAGAGATAGTGGTGGAGGAACAGTAAGGCAAGTAATTAAGGCAGTGTATGGGGTAAGCAGGAGTAGCGTATATACTGTTCCAGCGGGATACACCCTCTCTGAAATCTCTGTGTTTGGATGTATTAATAGGGTGGCAGCAGGAGGTCAGGCTAATTATATCACTATGTCTACAGGTCAGAGAAATCCTACAGGAAATGTGAGGCTTCCTCTAGAGTTTACTTTTTCTTCTGTTGGGCCTTATAGGCATGACGCTGTTCCTGGAATTATCACCACGGAGAGGAACAGTTTCTTTTTAAGGATAACTGCTCAATCTGCCGCAGTAGATGTTACTGGTGCTTGGTTGGGAGTTTTGAAACGGAATGTTCCAATTTGACCAGAACGGTCGAGAGAAGAGCCCTCCCCCGGAGAAATCTAGGGGAGGGTTTTTTTATTGCTTAGTGGAAAAGACAAGTATCTGTTTTTTTACCACATTTAGTACAACGGTAAGAATAGTATTGAGCAAAGAAAGGGGTTGTATCTTCCCACTTATGCCAACAAAAGAGTTGTTTAAATTTCATCGGATTGGGCAAGCACCCCCAGCACATTCATCTTCTAGCTCTGCATCAATATCATTGGCTTTATCCAGTTCAATTGGTTGCAGACCAGAAGCATACTCCTCATAAACTTCTCTAGTAACTACTGCCTGCGGAAGATACTTATAACCGAGATCTTCAGCCGTCTTAGTTGGATCAGCGCGGAACAGGAAACTCACACCTACATAGATATCCCAATTCTCGTACAGCCAATCAATGATAGCTGGAACCTCATCTGCTGAATAACTAATCGTTGCAGATACATTCTGTTGACACCAGTTAGTCATCAACATTTTATATCGCTCTAATTGAGCTACAGCAGTTTCAATGTTAACATCCATACCGTTAACCTTGTCAAATGGAACGTCCTCCCATTTTACCGGGAAAGTAATGAGAACAGCTTCAGGATCGGTTGGATTATCAACAACCTTATAGCCCGCTGCACGACAAAGCGGAATGAGCGGGTCGTGTTTGCCGAAGTTGACGTTGTTAAAGATGTACTTACCAAGTGGCTTGTGGACTCCCTCTGTAGTGTCCATGACCTTTGAAAGGGTCCCAGAGGGCTTGATTGTTGTGACATTCTTAGGACGCGGAAGTCCAAGCTCGTCAGCCATAGAATAAGCTCCAGCAACCGCTGTTCGTTGTAATTCAGAATAATCGTACGCTCCCAAGTCTGGTCGTCGTACAATACCCGTAAGTCCAACTCCACAAAGTCGCAAGAATTCATTATTAAGATGCCATGCTTCTTGGAGGATACCGTCAATAAGATTGACACAGGTCTGTCGGTAGTTAGCTCTTGCAGCAATGTGGATAGCTCGTCGCAAACCTGCTGAGTCGCCTTTGAATTTAGCAACGTCTACCTCCGTTAAGTTGCAGAATGATTTATTACCTAGCAGGATTTCTGCACAAGGATTAACCCCTTTAAACCAAGGTGCTCGTTTAGCAGCTGCTTCGCCATTAATGAAGCCAGGTTCACTACCCCCGCTGTCCACCATGAGCTTAAAGATGCCTTGTAGGGCTTCCTTGGTGGGTTTCTGCTTGAACAGTAGGCTGTTATTACTTTGTGCCCGTTGTACATTGTCCACCCACCAATTGTTCTTTGCTACTGCGAATTCTTCCCATTCCGCTTCACCATATTCAAATAGAGCGATCTCAGCGGAGCGCCGACTACTGAGTACAGTGCCAAGCCAATTAACAACATCGAGGATGTCAATCCGGCTAAGAAGCGAACCAGCCCGTCTATTGAGAATTTTAAAGATGTTAGTATAAGCCGTAACAAGACTTGCGTCTCCCGAACTAATCCACCCATAACCTTTCAGCCTTTCCCCTGCTGGTCTAATCTCCGAGAAATCGAGTACAAGTTTATCGGCGGCATACTTATGAGCGGCCAGCTTACCGATACTCTTACTCCATGCTTCTGCGGAGTCACCAACTTTGATTGTCCACACTCCGTCAACAAAGGTTTCAACGTTGTCTTGTACTCCACCTTTTTCCTTTCGTGTAGAACGAATAATCTCTAGTTCTTTAATTGGCTTTTGGAATCCTGTAAGCTGTCCAATAACAGGACGGAAGCCAACTCCACAACCCTGCATGAGGAGCCATAGGACGTCAACCACATCATAGACCGTCTCAACATTAGTGAACGAGCAGTTAAACTGGCTTGCTTCCCGTCGCTTGGCAACTTCCGTACCTCCAAGCCATAGGGTACGTCCAGACATGAGAACTTTACGGTCAAGCATGAGTTGTTTGAGTTCTCGCAATTCATTTACAATCTCCACACGTTGTTCTTCTAATACAGGAGTCTTAGAGCGTGCCCAAAGCCATGCTTGGTGATCAATAACACGATCAACTGTTTGTTCAAATGTTTCAAACACCTTACCAGCCTCATCAAGAGGCCGGTTATATGTTCTGCGTAGGATTAGTTTACTGCGGAGAGATTGTTCAGTCATTAATTTCCTTTACTTTATATCCAGCAGCGTAATGTTCATTCGTGTCCAGCAGTTCAAAATGCAAACGTGCTAACAACATCCAAATATCAAATTTCATCGATCGTCTCCATTACCAGACAGAACATTACGTTCTTGACGGCTAGTTAATTTATCCACATTCATCTGTGCCACTTCTTGCAAGCTATAGCCCAGAGCATTAGACATACGAGTTAGATACCACAGTACGTCTCCAAGCTCTTTAGCGACGTCAGGACGCACTAAAACACCATCTCTGATATACTTCTTCAGCTTCTCCAATACTTCGCCTGATTCGCCTCCTAGGCCTAAACCTAGGTAGGTGAGTTCAGTGGGAGAAGAGGTGTTTGCGTCTGGGTAGATTGCAAATTTAGCAATCTGTTCTTGATAATCATTGAGCTGCATTGATTTCCTTTACGGCTTCAGTTTTCTTATTACGGCTCCAAGAACCACATGCGTTACATTGGAAGCGTTGATATTTACCAGCAGCAGTGAAAGCAAAGCCTCGCCGCTGTAGATGAGCACCGCCACAGGTTGGACAGACATGAGGTTTATCATCATGCAAGCCTACGTTAGGGTGGTTGTTAATCCACGGACGCACTTTGTAATAAACACCCTCAGTGATGAATACGTCTTCGATGTTGTAATCCTTCATCTGATTCTGGGATTCTTTATTACCAGCCATAACACCCAGCCACATTTCAAAGCCAGCATGTTTCAGCTTTGCACCAACACCCAGAGCTTGTGCTACGTAGTCTAGTTTGTTATGTGGGAATTTGAAATGCTTCCGTACAATTGGCAACAGATCAATGTGCTTGTAATTAGAAGGAGGAAGCAGACCAGCTAAGATGAATTCACGATTTACAGTTGGTACGTCAAACTTCTTACCGTTATACGTGATGATTGCATCTGCCTCAGACAACAGCTTGTGGAGGTTGTCTAAGAACCGCTTCTTGGGGCCTTTCCAAATAGCGTCAAAGATTGCCAAGTCTTCGTCTAGCCATTTAGCAGCATACGATAGGATGTAGCCGGGCTTGATGATTTGATTCATTGCCACATTCTGATCCCACATACCCCATACGTAAGCAGCAGTTGGAGCAGTTTCAATGTCTATCGTAAGAATTCTCATTCAATTCGTGCCTTATAAGATACAGGGAACAGATCACTAATAATAGCCGCAATCTGTTGAGCAACAATACGGCTTTCGTATTGCGTATGTGGATCAAGACGTAGGACAAGCATGTCTAGGAAAGCACCTAACGTACCGGACCACACCCATTCAGTCATTACGTTAAGAGGCAACACCATCCTTGCCATTTCAGGACATACTCCTTTTTCTAACATATATTTATAATCGTTAAGAGCACCACTTGATACAACTTGAATGTCATAAGGTAAGTCTTGGTCTTTAATTATACCACCAGACCCTTGCTTAACATTTTCTGCTTTAGCTCTAAATTCTTTAGGTATATAAAACTCAGGCTCAGAGTCTACATATCTCCTACTCACTTCATTCCAAGGCAAGAACTTATGTTTAACAAGCTGACGAGCTACAAAGATGGGAGCCTTAACACGGAAGCTAAGGAATGCGTGATTGAACGGAGAGAAGTGTTTATGTTTGGCTAAGTAGTTGATTAGTTTTACGTCCCCATCTAAGAGGACAAGGTCACCAGTTTCTTGAGCAATATCCATGTTCCAAAAAGTTTCCTTCTCAAAACTAACTCGTGCTGCATTCACTACGCTCAAGTCATCTCCGAAATGTCCAATGTAGTCAACTTTAATATCTGCTGTTTTCAATTAGAAACCCCCGCAATCACAGGGATAACTTCCACAATCCTCACAAACATCATCAAAAATTAATCGTTTACGAATCAATCTGTATTTCATTTCTTATCCCTCTCATAAATAGCTGTACGAAGATATACACACAGGTCTAATGCTTCTTCGTAGGCATCTTGTAGAGCATCCCTACCATTGAATGGCTGTAAGGGAGTACCATATTTAGCTACACCAAAAGCATTACGTCTCATCATGTCGTCCTTCACCAATGCCCAAACAGCAGGATTGTCATTTGGGATTGGCTTAGGTTGTGAGTCAAACTCAGCTAAGGACAAAACCACTCTCCAACATACGCTGAGTAAATTGATCTTGAACATCCTTACGCTCTTCTGGAGGAACCAAACCAAAATAACCTAGGATTAAACTAGCGCCTTTAGGACTGATAAGCTTGTTCCGTGTATTATCAGCAGCAATGTTAGCAAGCACCACAGCACGATTGCGATTACGTAAATCCTTATCTTCAATGTCATTGAATAGGCTAAAACCTTTAAAGGAGTCTTTATACATTCTTTTTTCTTTCTTTAGCGAGCTGCTTTTCAGAAGCAGTCTTAATCTTATGACACCCTACACATAAACATTGTAAGTTGTCCGCTTCACAGAACATATTGTTGATAACACTGTCCCATGATGTGAAACCTTCTGTTGGATCAATGATAGCGCTGATGTGGTCTATTTGAACTTCCTTAGCAGGAAATACATCCAAACACTTATTACACTTGTAATGCTTGGCAAGTCTGCCTGTTTTAGCATTCGTAAGTTGTCCCACACATGCATCATTTAAACATTTATACTTAGGAGGCCATCGTCTACTTGCCGCCCTTAGAGCACTCTTAACAAAACTGTTAAACCTGCTCTCGGTCCACTCTCCTCCATTTCTCACTGATCAGGAACTTCCGTTAAGATGTACCATTGGTTTTCCCATTTCTGCCTTCCACCACCAGCTAAAACATGATCTACCCGATATTCTTCTACTTCATGTTGAAGTAGTTGTTCTCGTGTAGGTTTGTTTAAATAGGCTTGAACAAAATATTCCCCATATTGATCGTAGTCATTATACTCTTCAGTTAGTATCCACATTAGGTAATTCCCATAAAACAGGACTTCCGTCCTCATTTAAATATCTAGTCATCCAGAGCAGTCTTCCTTGCTCCAATAACTCCACTGGCCCTTGTTCATCTCCGTATTGTGCTTGATAAGCTGATAAAACGGATCGGAATGCTTCCTCTTCTGTCTTCGCATGTTCAAGGATTTCGTATGCTTTGACTGGGCCGCATTTCGGTATACCCGGAATAGTGTCAACAGGGTCTCCTGTGAGACACTGACTGTAGAAGAACAGAATGCCTGTACCAATGATTTTTTTACGATTAGGCGACAATCCGACATACCCAAGTTCCGTAACAAGTTCTGGTCCAAACTCAGGTTGATTTTCCATCTCCCAACCATAATGCCATCCACGTACAGCTCGAAGGTCTTTATCCCTTGTGCATATAATTGTTTCATCTGGTCGGTTGGTTTGTTCGATTGCCATGAGGTCGTCAGCTTCCAACCCTTCGGTGAGCCTACAATCATATTTTCCTTTCATGTATGCCAAGACATTTTTGTAATGCCAAGGCTTGTTACTAGCTCTGTCTTTATATGCCTGTCGTTTAGCAATATCATATCTGAAATTCTTCTTACCTGTTAGGAAGAGAATAGGAGGTTGGGTTGCCCCAACTCTCCCACAGATATTGGCTATACGATTATCCAGTTGATCGGCCACATTATCAAAGGGTGGAGGATCGAGGCTACTAGGATGCTCGTATTTCCATGCAGCTTCCGCAGCAAATGCTGCCTCATATGCAAGAACATCACCATCAATTAATGGCTGCATTAATAAGGATTATCGTCTTCAGCGTCCTCAGCTTGTGGCTCAGGAGCTTTGCGTTCTTTAGGAGCAGCTTTTGGCTTTTCCTCTTTAACACCCCCCAGTTTAGCTTCCAGAGGGCTAGATTTGAAATTAAGATTGCTCTTAATCTTGTATTGAATCCATTCTGGGAGAGCATTGAAAATCTCCATATCAGGATCGTCTAAGTCAAACACCTTAGAAGGATTTTTCAAGTCCTCACATGCTGCTGCTTCTTTAGGACGCATAGCAGCAATAGCAGCAATATTGGTGTAAGTTTTTTCACCCACTTGATTAGACACCAGCGTTACGTTAATAGGCAAGCCTACACATTGACTGAAGTCACCTTCAAATTCTTGTTTAGGATCGAATGCCAGATAACGCTGTGTACTCTTAGCTTTATCAGCAAACAGGCCATAGAATGGAAGAGTTTCAGATACCCAACGTGGCTTATCTTCTACATCATTACCGTCCTTGTCCTTCATAAACTCATCTACCAATTCATAGGTGAGCATGATTTCCTGTACAGGGTCTTTAGCCTTGCCTTTATATTCCCGTTGTGCTTGCAATCCCAAATCAATCAGCTGTACCAGCCGAGCAGGGAATACACCTACTAAATCAGGTTGTGCTACACGTTCAGCGTTTGCTTGTTTCTTATTTGCGTTTAAGCCCATTCTTGTTCCTTACGAAATGAGGGAGTTGAGTTTTGCTACAACTGCATCTGCTTTAACAATTTCTTGTTTAGCTGTTTTGATGCGGTCGGTTTCTTCTTGAATCACTTTATTACTATTGTCAATCACATTACTGTTCTGTACACTTACTGCTTTCAAGTCTTCAATAGTTTTATTGAATACAGACAAGATTTGATCTACAGTTTTATTTGCTGCTACACGACGTAAACTAATCATTTATTTTCCTTATTTAATTTCATGTAATTTAATTTATCAGTTGCTGCATTTAATGCGTCTGCTGCTTGATTAACAAGATTCAGAGCTTTGATATGCTCATCTTGTCTTCCTTCGTACAGATATTGTAAAACTTCTACTCTATGTTTCTGTTCAAGGATTTCTACATTAGTGAATGTCATACCAATTCTTTCCTATTTTTGCCTGACCAATGTGCGGACACGGTATGGCATAGAACCTGCCTGCCCAGGATATAGCTTCCTCCGCAAGACACGCGACCTCTTCCGCAATACTCTCCTTAACTTCCGCAGTGAATTCGTCATGATACCAGCAGACGATTCCATAATCAATCCCCTTACGATATTTACGTTCCATATCCTTGCAAAACTTATTGTAAGCTGCTGCCATCATAATGGCTTCGTCAGACTGTAATAAGTAAACAAGAATCTGGTGCTCACTAGGAACTTTAATAGGACGCCCATCTAAGCCAGTAATAACACCATCGTAATATTCCATACGTCTAAACTTAGCGTTATACTTCTTCTTAGCTGTTTGTCTCCACTCAGCTTGCAGCTTCTCAATCAATGCCCCTAGGGCCGGTAAGCCTTTCAGGAATTGTTCTTTAAGCCGCTTACCGTGTGCTGCTGTTCCCTTTACAATCTTCCCTGTCTTAGCATCACCAGCACCGAATAGGAAGCCGTAGAAGAAGGTTTTAGCGTCATCCCTAGTGTCCAGCATAGCTGCCTTCATGTTAACGCTGTGGATGTCTGTACCGTCTTCCTTACGCCCATTAAGCACGTTGTCTGTATAAACAGGGTCGTTCATACGGCCACACAACATCCTAATCTGACAAGCATCTGAGTCAGTACCAACAAGGACAAATCCTTCCTTGCTAGTAAATATCTTCCTCATCTGCTTCCCATAAAAGCTTTTGGCTTGAGGGATGTTTACAATGTTCCTGTGTGTTGCTCTACCTGTAACTGCAAGTGTGTTAACTGCGCTTGCAATTCTTCCATCTTCTCTAATAAGTCCGATAAGACCTTCGATGATACTTCTACGTTGCCTACATTGGACTCTCTTAGCGACAAGTTTACCAAGTTTGCCATTGATTCCATCAAAAGGATCATCCTTCGACATCTTCGGGCTGGTACGTTCACCGTCATCATTTGTATTCCATTCTAAGGGTTCCCATCCTTCAGAAAGAAGATATCGCTTAGTTTCTTCATTGCTGTTTAAGTCCGTAGGGCGGAAAGATACACGGCTAAAAGGGCCGCAAACGGGAGAATCGTCAAAGCCAATACCAAGATTAGAAAGCCAATTTGTAAGGCTTTCGGATGCTTTACCACTTTTGAGGAAGGGTTTTTTAACATATAAATATTCACCATTTTTCTTATTCTCTTCAATCTCCAAAATCATTGGAAGCTGAGGAACAATTACTTGGTCAATCCTCCTAATCCAATTAGTTAATTGGGAGATGCAGAAATCCATATGTTGCCTATCTACTAGCCAACCGTAGTCTTCCTGCTCTGCCAGATATTCAAACAATCTAAAGCTTAACATAGTGGCAGGTTTCCAATTACCACTATTCATTTCTTTTAGAAGCTCATTATAAACAAGTTCCAAAATCTCTACGTCTTCTGTACAGCGATGAAGCATATCTTCTGAGAAGTTTTCCCAATCGTTATGTTCAGGCTTCCCTCTGCCAACTCTATAGCCCCACGCTTCAATGCTGTGAGGGGCTTTCTTGTTAGGACAAAGGAAAGGAACTTGACGCTTAGGATCAAAAAGACGAGACATAACAAGGGTGTCAACTTTCTTACCCTTGAATTCCCATTTATAGAGACGTTTCAATAGCGGAAAATCGTAGCCAAGCCCATTATGGAAAATTAGTACGTCAACAGTGTCCAGATATTCAAGCATTTCCTTAATCTGGTGTGGACGAAACTTTTTTATTTCTCCAGTGGCTTTGTCTTTGAATACACCACAATGTACGTGTGTTGCTTGTCTAAGGAAACCATTAGCTTCAAGATCCCCAAAGACTATTTTCAAGTATAACGATTCCTCAGATAATTAATTTCGTCTTGAGCTTCTTGTAGATCAACTTCCATTTGTTTAACACGATCTTCCAGTTGTTTGTAGTCTTGATAATCTACATAGTCACCAATAGGGTGTTCCTGCATGACGCCATACCTTTGCCATTCTGGCCCAGTATCAACCAGATCATAACGTTTAACCATACTTCTCCTTCAGTTCCTCTCGGAATCGTCTAATAATTTGATGACAATTGGAATACGTATATTCCGTAATACGGGAAATATCAATGGCAGAATAGTCTTGCTGGAAATGTAGCGATAACACTTCCTTCTGTACGGGGGCCTTAGCTTTTATGAGTTGGTGGATTTCCCGTAATACTTGTTCTCCATATTGAGGACAGGGGGTGCCCTCTTCTTCTTCCTCTTCAAATACAGAGGTAGCAAAGCCCTTTGATGCATTCTTATGTTCCTTTAGGGCGTTATTTACAATGGTGTTAAACCAAGCTTCAAAGCTTTCACCATTAAAACTGTTTTTGTATTTAAGAGCACGCTCATAAGCGTCATGAAGAATGTCTTGTGCATCCCATTCATTACCGCAACGGAATGTCAGACGCTTCAGAAACTTATGAGAATGCTCTTTGTAATGCTGTTCAATTTGCAATTAAATATGCTCCATAACTACAGGATAGGGTTCTGGACGTACAATCACCTTCCGTCTCCCACCTACAGATCCAAAGAATCCTCCATAATTACGAGGTTCTCTTTCAAATGCTTCAATAGTCCCGGCGGAACTCTGTGCAATGAATTCAGCCCAAGCAGGAACACGTAATTCCAATCCTTGGAATTGTACATCTTTCAACAATTCAGGAATTAGAGGTGGTATGTTAACAAACACCTGTTCAAAAGGATTGCGTGCACCGGCTACAGCATCTTGCCAAGCTTGCACATCAATTGCCAGTTGTTCCTGTGCTGCTAATTCACCGGGAACTTCTATACCGTCTAAAATAGGCATTCTCTACACCTCCTTAATTAATTTCATTAAATAGTCCTGTATTTTCATCCCAGAACATCTTGAATCTACCAATTTCACCAAACTCCCTATCCTCTAACAGAACAAGGGTTCTCATGTTTCTTTCTTCTCTGCTAAGAGCCGGGTCACGATTACCTTCAAGACCGAGCATGAGATTACAGCTACGAGCCATAGCCCGAGAACCAGCGAACTGAGAAGAAAGAACTTCACCTCCTCGTTCATGTGGGGGTCCACCATCTGGATTACGTAAGTGGCAAAAAATAAATATAACAACGTTGAGATCAAGTGCCATAGCAGAGAGCTCTTGAGCAATTTCTTGAAGTTTAACGTTAGCATCTGCTGCATTCATCCCGTTAGTTAGGTTGGTGATTGGGTCAATCATGATAGCTTTGCATCCTTCTAGCGCAGCTTCCCTGATATCTGCCTTAAGTGTTTCCCATCCCAAATGCTGGTAGAGATTCACCATGTACAGCTTATCCCGCATGATTTCACCTGCTCTTTCGTAAGCATCTTCATCAAATTCCTTACGAGGATCATGGAAGAACTTCCCCATTAACTTACCCGCAACAAGCTTATAAGTTTTCTTGTTAGATTCCTCTGGCTTCGCCATAAAAACCTTCCAATTAAACTCTTTCATGAAGTGGGCTGCTAACGTATTAACAATCTCACTCTTACCCTGCTTCTGTCCAGCACCTAGATAGATTGTCTCTCCTAATCGAATGCCTCGTGTAGCCTCTGTAACGTGCTTCCAAGGCCATGCAAAGCCATAGACAGGGGGTTGCTTGGCTGCTTCATGCAAATCGTTCCCAAGCACGATACGGCTGTTCTTGAGCTTCTTAGCATTAAACTGAATAGCGTTATAAGCGGCTTTGCTACGGCCAGTCATAAGACATTCATTAACATCCTTAGCAGGTAGATGAGCTACAACAGCATCAGGAACAATTTTAACAACGTCCTCAGCAGCTTTCTTCCCCGCTTCATCCATATCAAACACTAAAACAATTTCCTTGAAATGCTCTCGGATAAGCTTTAAATGTTTAGCAATAAATGCAGCAGCCCCACCAGCGCCATTGGGAACAGAAACAACAGCAGGAGAAAAATCTGCGTACTGTGTCCCTTTGTTATGGTCTTTAAAGATTTGATACAACGATACAGCATCTAATTCTCCTTCAGTAATGAAGAGTTTCTTAGCGCCAACACCGATTGCCTTGTCCCATCCAAAGAAGTCGATATCCTTCATACTACCAATCGACCACATACGCTTACCTTCAATTAGGCGAACCTTATAACAAACCAGCTCTCCGTCTTTGAGGTATGGATAGTAGTGGGTTTCGGGAGTTCTTCCATCTGTTTCAGATACTCCAATTTTAATCCCAAAATAGTTGAGGGATTCTTTACGGAGCTTTCTTTCAGGGAGATCATGAACTCCATATTCTTGGATTTCCTCAATCTCATTGTCAATCTGTTCCTTAGTTTTCTTAATAGCTACGGGTTTATATCCTGCTGGCTTGTCTTCATACGGATTAGGGATGTATTTACCTGTGGCAAAGTCATAACCGTCATACGTACCGTCATCCTTTAGGAATACCTGAATGCTACCAATTTTTTCAACACATTTTCCCATTTATCTCCTTAGCAGAAGGGAGCATCACCAATACCAATTTGCTTTTTAAGCAAAGCAGGAAGGTCTTTCTGATCTGGAGGAGTGATGTTTTCTGTAGCTTTCAATGCTGCCTTGCAGAATTCAATCTTCTCTTTTGGAGGGAGTTTCAAGAATTCATTCATGGTCATTTCATCAATTGTGCTACGTAGATATTGCACTGCCGTATAAGCGTTCAAGACATTCCTTTCACATTTTCATAAACACGATATTCAAAAGTAGGCCAGAGTTTTCTGTATTCCAAGAGATAGCTCATCGCTTCCTCTTTAGTTTCTTTAATCTCACCCACCCTACTCCAAGGCTTTCCTTTAGGAAGAACCTGCACTTCCCAGCCAACGTGATTGTCAGCTTCCCTCATAATTTCGCTCTACTTCATCGTATCTCTTAAGAATTGCGTCAATGGTTGCAAAATAAGATTCCTCTGTAAACCCTGTTTTATCAAAGATGACGGACAGTTGGCTATAAGCATCCATCAAAGCTTCCGCATAAGCTTTACGCTGCTTATTACGGACTGACTTCCACATGGAATCAGGCTTGTAAGGCTTTAAATTGTTCAACATATTTATCCAATGTCGTGCCTTCAAGGCCGCAAGCAGTGTTTACTTCCAGTACGTACGGAACACCTTTAGCAGTTTCGATAATGTCAACAGCACCAAAATCAAGACCAAGAGCGGCAACCGCTGCAATGGCTTGTTTCTGAGCGTCTTCCGATACGTTCACGTCTTTGTGTGCATAGATAAATCCATTCTGATGATTACGCACTTTCCAATTCACTTGTTCATCAGGAACATCTTTGTTACGTGCTTTACGCTGAACAAAGAACACTTTCCCTTGGAATACGTGAATACGATATTCCTGAGTTTTCTTTACATATTTGACATACAGAGGGGCAGCAGTCAAACCGCCCGGTCCCTCTTCGCTTGGGACAATGTTGATGCCTTCACCGCTGTGACCAGAGAGCTTATGGCGCTCTACCACAGCAAAGCCTTGTTTAAGCCATTCTGCGGCCTCCTGGAGGTCTGTAGTGTAGTCAGGAATACTCACCTTACCTGCCATGAATTGGAAGGCGTGTAGCTTGTTTACGGCCTTTACAATGGAATCTGGGTTGTTGATCCATTTATTTGCTGCAATCACACGCCCATCAATACGAGATGCCCCCCAGTTGATTACAACATGATTGGGAATGTTTAAAGGCTTGCCCTCATGTTTAATCAGCTTACACGCCAATGCCGCTGCCAATGCTTTAGCAGACTTGCTGCCATTCTTATATGCGTAGATTTTCATAATATTCCTTAGAAGTCAACAATTGCACGATTGGCACGAGGACGTACAGCAGCAGGGGCTTTAGGGGCAATCCCTTTTACAGGAGCATCCTCTACCTTCTCTTTGTAAGCGTAAGGTAAATCAAGAGTGAGAGAGAAGCTGCGTTGAATCTCTTTCACCATTCGAGGATATTTGAAGGTTTGATATAAACCGCCCAACACTTGACGCATAAAACCATCAGCATCTAGTGCCTGATATTCTTGAAGAATTTCTTTAGGACTTTTCTTCGTGATAGCATAAGCCTTCAGAGCATATAGGGCTTCAGTCCAATCCTTGATAACTTCCTTATCGATATTTCCACGCATAGCACGGAATTCAATACTGCCGTATTTACGCAGAGAAGCAATATTTAAAGCCGAATATCGTACAGCATTAGGATCTTGAGCCATCAGATACTGAAGACCCCCATTAAATCCGGTTCGCAATACTTCTACAGTGTCTTCTGCATCAACAACACGAAGACAGAAACGATTGCCCTTACGCTCACGGCCACAGAAATTAACCAGTGGCTCCTCTAGTAAGAGGTATGCGTAAATCATGTTGAGCGTCTGTGCTTCCGTGAGATCTTGTACATTTACGTGTACATGAACACTAGTGCGGAAGCTGAAATCAAACGTAGCACCTTCCAACTCTTGAATCAAGCTGTCCAATGCGGGTTCAACTTCTTCACGGGTGATTGGTTTATTAATCACAAATTCAGCAGATTTATCTGGATAGTGTCCACGCAGAGAACCGTCGTCCACAGTCTTCCAATACTTATTGTGGACTTCTCGCATGTTCTTGCCTTCTGCCTCAATTTCAATACCAAAGAGGCCCGGCACAGGCTTCTCAAGCCCGAGCAGTTGATGTACTTTTTTCATAATTGTTATCCAGAAGAGTAATCAGGTGTTCATTACCTTTAGTGAAACGGATGTCGTATACAGATTGGGGTTTTTCTTTCAGAGAGCCAACACGTCGTGTTTTGTAGTATACAAAGCCTTTGTTATCAACAGCAAATTGACGATCAAAAGCTACAATTACGTATACACCAGACATACAGCCATCGTAGGCTTCAACGATGGTTGGGTATCGTGCAAACACCGTATCTACAATCTCAGGAGCTTTGAGTTCATAAACTCGATAAACCAAAGCATTACCTAAGATACCACCATACCCTTCCGGGGCAGTAACAGACATGTTCTCGTTGTTCAAACCAACACGATAACGACGAATGGTTTTTCGAGAGAGGTATACGACATATTGTGCACAATTAACAAAGCCAAGATGTCGAGCAGGAGGCTTGAGTTCTTCGTATTCATCCACCTTGATTACAACTTTACGTTGGCTGGTCAGATCAAATGCATGAAAGGTGAAGGTATTTTCTACATTCGTAATGAACACAGGCTTGTTCTTATACAGCACAAGACAGTTGTTGTACATCGTTTTCAGGTCTTCTACAGCAATCTTAATCTTAGGCATTTGGAATCTCCAAACCTTCTGCCTTAATGATTTTATTGGCTTCTTTCAAATCACTGGTGTTAATGATAGCTTGGATGTCGCCATACTTGTCATCTAACGATTTACCAGCAATCAGTTGTTGCATACCTGCTTGAACAGCACGGAACACCCATGCCATACGTTCTTTACTGGACAGCCATGCGTTAGACAGCGTACGATATTCTACGCCATATGGCTTGTATCGGCATGCACCAGCCTTACCATACATTTCACGACGCCGGATTTCCTTGTCATACGTAAGGCTAGGCAAGCCCAGATAGAAGTCCATCTGACGAGCCACAGCGTTGCAGCGGTCAATATGCTCCTCGCTATCTACAACAGCACCATCAGTGAAGCCGATATGGACGTGACCAGAGGCAGTACGCATAGGTACATTACCATTAGGGCGTGGGTTAATTGCATTAGCCCAAGCATTAAAGTCTGGATCACAGCCCAATTCCAATGCCTCTTTTGGCTGTGCTTTCAGATATTCCAGACTAAAATCAGCCACAGGGACAGCTACAACTTCATACGCAGGAACCATCTGCTTCAACTGGTCATACACCGATTGAATGTTAATGCAGAATTGATCTTCCGTTGCCGCAGGATCAATGTTAAATTCCAGTGCCATACCGTCCACTTGTACAGCACCATTCTTAACGGGCTGTGGATTCTTTTTATCACCACGAATGAGGTTGTGGGCGGAAACAAACACACCATGTTGCTTCACAAAACATTCAGGGTCAGCACCTACCAAAATCAATTGAGACATTTATTTCTCCAAAATTAAAATTTAACAGCTTCTAATACATCAGGAAGTTTGGCACAATCAGGACAGAAAGCCTCACTGGCCGTAGTGAACTTGGCTACACCAAATTCGAGGGGAGAAGAACACCACGAACATGCTGGATAGGCACGTTGCCATTCAACAATGTTCATTTGCTTACCACTTGCACCGGGACGAGTTTCCAGAGGTTTCTCATCCTCTTCGAGGGTTGCTAATACACGGACACTGTTAGCCTTAACCTTGTAATAGCCCTTACCCGGAGTAGTTCCTGGAACCCATACACTGATGTCAGCACTCACATCACTGCCTGTCATATCCCAAATCGTGTCCTTCATAGATTCAGGATAGAGACGAATCTCAAAGTAGGGACGCTTAGGATCAAACAGATACATAAACTCCACACCATCCTTGTCTGGATGACCTTCCATCAACTCAAACAGGACATTCTTAGCTCTTAAGTAGTGCCTGTCGAAGCTGCTTGCGGAGTTCGAGCCGGGCAAGGAGCTGCTGTCTTGCTTTTTTCCTGCCTCAACGGGGTCACCACCTTCTTTCTTAGCTGGTAGTTGAACTACGTTATTCACCACCACTGGGGAACGATTCTGTTGAAATCGATTCTTTTCAAACAGACCGGGAGCATCACGCACCACTGGCTTGCCTAAAGTACCTCCGTTTCCAACAGGAATTTTGAAATGGGTGTCCACTTGCAGCAGCTTGATGTCACTATGGTTGATTCCGTGACGATTGAGGGCAACATTCAACATCCATGCTTCGGATGCCCAGAAGAACACCTTACCATCTTCTTGATCTTTAGCATCACGGGAGACACACCAGAACAGGGGGCGTTCCTTATTACGCAGAAGGTTGAGGGTTTCCTCTTCTTTATCCCACCAAGTGAGGGCCCATGCGCCGTCAATAATGCGCAAGGCATCCGCCAAACCAAACTTAGAGATGTGGTGGTATAGGTTTTCACTGTCCACCTTGAAATTCTGATGTTTATCCAACACCCATTTATTCTTCAGCGTGCCATTATGAGCACCGACTAGTAAATCATTTTCAAAAGGATGTGCAGTTTGACGGGATACACCGCCAACAGTAGCATAGCGATTGTGACCAATCATTACGCGGCTGGTGGATTTGAAGGCTGCATCATAGCTTTTATGATCAAACAGTTGGAAAGGATCACCAACCTGTTTGGCAATACGAACATCGGCACCAATAAATTTACCGATAGTTGCGACACCTGTACTGTCTTCACCACGCAACGAGTCCAACACCAGCATCGTACGCAATACTTTTTCATGCTGGACATTCAAGTCACCAGCCATACCCACGAGTCCGCACACTATTAAATCCCCTTTAAACGTTTAACAATAGCCTTCTTAACCTCTTCGGTTAGGATAGGGCCTGAGTTTGCTTCCAGTATTACAAATTCACCATCTTCATTTTCAAGGACATCAAAGCCTACGTAATCAACGCCAATAGCTTGTGCAGCTTGTTGGCATTCGTAATCAATAGCTTCAAATCCTGCTTTCTGCATCAGGATTAGGTCCCAACGTTCAGCTGTAGCCACTTTATGATAGCGGCCCACCACCTTACCCATGAACAAGACAATGCGGTATTCCCACTTGTGTTCAAAATACTCAGTGTATAGTTCTGCGTGAGGAAGAACATCTCCCTTATACGCATATTCCATACCTTTATTCATCGCTGCACAAGCATCCTTGCGACATACGATTGTTTCCCAATACTTAGGAACTTCATTACGTGAGGTTTTAAAATCTGGATGAGACAAACCCTTACGCTTGAGAATGTTAAACGTCTGTATTTTATCAACACAACGTTCAACAGCAATAGCACTATTGATCATGTGCTTTGCTTGAAACTTATTACCACAGCCATAATTGAACACTAGGTCATACCGAGAGAAGCTAGTACGTCCTGTGTCGTATGGATTGATTGCGTCAGCACCTAAGGCAGCAGCAAGGGCTTTAGCCGATGTGCTACAGGCACCGGGGTAAATTACACAGATTTTCATGCTGCTCCTAGAAATGGTCTCACTAGCAGGAATCGAACCCACATTGGGGAGGTAGAAGCTCCCAGTATTATCCGTTATACGATAGTGAGATTTGTTTATCGGTCGCTAAATGGGAAAGCTGCGAATAAACAAGAAAGAAACAATGAACAAACTAGTGCACCAACTAGATTAGCACAACGTTCACCATTCCAACCAGAACACCATAAGATAAACAAACCTATTGGTATCGGAATGCTAAATGCAATTGTTCTTTTACATAGCACGTTCATTTTGTGGATACCTCTAGCACTTTCTCAATAGCTTGTTTAGCAAGCCACAGATCAGGATGGAACAGCTTGACCCACAGCCACACGTTGAACAAATTTATAGCTTGAATTGCTAAACCGCCTATTGTAATTGAACCAATAAGGCCGCTTATGGTGCTGGGGAGTCCTTCTGGGTAGTTGTAATCATGCTTTCCATGTATGTCCCATTTCCAGATCTTTTTGAAACCTAATACAATACCTAAAATAGCTAAAGCACAAATGAGTGAAAGAACAAGCTGTTGAACAGCATCAATCTGGATTGTCAACAAACCAATCTCATATGCTTTCTTAGCCACAGGGACAGCAGCATTAACAAACTTTTCAGTGTATTCTGCTGCTTTCTGCATTAACAGGTTGGTGTCCATTAAAACTCCAATACATTACCAAGAGCTACACCGAAAAGCAAACAAAGCAACAATGAAACCCAGTTTGGAATGTTCAATTGTTTGCAAATATCTGCAATTGCCCAACCAGAAAGGAAACAAGCAATAATTTTAATTAGGATGTCCATTATCGTGCCTTAAATTTAGCAATGTTGTCAGGATGATGCTTACGCTTCTTAGCTGGTTTGGTGTAGATGTACATACGGCATTTATATTTACCGTGAATACTCCCACCTTCCACCACTTTAAACGTCTTAGGGTGGATGATAGCGTATTCCTTCCACACTTTCCAGCATTTGTCTTTCTCTGTAACAGAGAACACAATTACATCATTGTCCGTATCTTCTACGGCGTATTTGATGTACGCTTTGATAAGACCTTCTGTATTGATTTCATCAAAGACAGTGAAACGATGGGCAAAACATGGAAGGTGGGATTCACTGTCCCGAATACTCCATTTTCCATGTTCATATAAAATATCCTGTAATGACATATCACACTCCCAGATATTTAACCAGCAAGCCAGCGAAATAATTCTTCATGCCCTCATACTCAGGACGATCAAACTCTGGATGGGGCTGGAAGCACAGAGCCTTAGTTTTCTCATAGAAAACCACTTCAATGTCTTCCTTAGACACGTCTTTCTTAGCCACAGCACCATCAAACCACTCACGTGCACCACCAAGGGCTGCTGTAGCCACTACAAGGGCCTCAGGAGACGGCATAATCATCTGGTGGTGTGTACTACTCACATAGATGGTTTCACCGCTCAAAACGTCTGTAATCGAATGCGACTGGCAATGACGTTCAACGTTCTGGTACATACGACCACCTGAGAATACATTTAGGAATTGACCACCACGACAGATGCCCACCATTGGGACACCTGCCTCTTTGAATTGCTTGGCCAATTCCATTTCGTATTTGTCACGACGAGGATCATTACCGGTAGTCCAATGCTGTTCATCGCCATATAAGGAAGGCGTTACATCAGCACCACCAGTGAATACAGCCAGCTGTGCTTCTTCTACATTATTCGTGATAGCGAAGCCCAGCGCAGTGAACAGCTTACGATAGTCTGGACCACCGCCAATAATAATTACATTCTTGCTCATATGTTTCTCCTTAGTTGATCAGTTTGTTCAGTTGTTCAGCGTAATCGTATACGGTTTCATTGGTGAGGACAGCTTTAGCATTAAATCCTTCACCCACCTTTGTACTCTTCATGTTATTTGCAACATGCTCGAGCATTGTTTCTTGACCAGCATGGTGCTGTGCAACAGCATTGTGAATCTGGTAGCCGCTCATGTGTTCATTAGCTGGCCCTTGTTTGGTGTCCTCATGGAAGCCTTGTTGGAAGAATTTAATGAAGGATTTGTAAGAAGCATCCCCTACCATACAAGTGTGACCACCCTCCGCGAAGGACAGCTTAGTGAAGCTCTTTGCTTGCTCCACCCACTGTACAATATGGGCCATCAGGAATGCAGTGTTCTCCCCATAGCCTTGATCTACAAAATGCACAAACGTAGCCGGCTTGTCTTTGTATTCAAAGCCAACACGAATGGCAATAGCCGCAGCGAGAATTTGACTAATGTTTTTAGTGAGATCGGCTTGCACGCCTTTCTCCAACTGAACATCGTATTCTTCCTTGATGAAGGCTTCGCTGAATGGGCTACGATACAGGACATATTCATTCCAGCGTTTCAAATCTTCCTGTTTAACCCCACCATTGTTGTAATAATTTTTAATATACTTAGGACCATTACCAAGGGAGAATACGAAATAATCCAATGGGGTGTTGACGTAGCGAATTGGGGCGTAGCAAGCTGGAGACATTTCAATCTTGGGCTTTTGTTCCTTGCATTTCCAAGCGAAGCTACACACAGCATTAGAACCTGGACCAACCTTCTTACGTGCCTCTGCCAAATATTCCTCAACACTAGGCTCTGCTGGCTTAGGAGGAATTGCTTGGGCTTCTAAGGGAGCCTCCTCACAAGGCGTACCATCCTCAAATTTTAAGGAGCTAATAGGCCATACCCAAGAAGTGCCAACAAGCTTGGCATACGGGAAGCCAGTACGGTGAGTTTTAATATTTTCAATTACATGAACATTGCCCTTTTGGACAATTTCATCCATATGGGCATTCCAGCCGAGCTTCGTTTCAACCTTCTTATAGGGAATTACTTTATCCCCCACTTTCAGAACACGCTTCTCTTGTTTCAAGCGTAGATTGTTACGGGGGATGTACATCCAATCATCGCCATCACATCCTTCCCACACCAGCCGGGCGAGATCAGAATATCGGTTATAAGCAAGATCTTGGGGATTCAGATCTTTAATCTTTAACGTTTTAATACGTTCTGGATGATTTTTCAGAACACCAATCCAGCCCGTGTAAGAGCCTTGTTTAGAGGTCATGTCAATAACCTCCACCAGATCACCATCTTGCAGCTTACGTGCTTCTACAGGTGCTTTAGGCAGCTCCAGTGGAACAATCTCAAAGCGAGACTTCTTAAAGGCCTTGCCCGGAATATCCTCAACGCAATAGGTGTTTGCGCCAATAGATTTGATTGTATAAACCGCATTCTTACGCAGCCCAGAGCCACGCAGAGGATCAACACATTTAATCTTTACGCCAACAGCTTCTGCTGGAATACGCATGATAGCTTGCGCTTTCTCTACAGCTTTAAAGCGATTGGCGAAGAACAATTGTGCTAGATCTTTATCGTTTAAAACACGAACACCATTACCGCCTTCTACTGAAAGCACAATGTATTCTTTACCAACCGTAAGCTTGCCTTCAGCATCTTTACCAAATTGGTTAGGACCAGCGTTAACGCAGACAATCTTCTGACCTTTTTCAAAAGCCATTTTAAACTCCCATTAATTAATTTATTTCTATAATTATGTATAGAAACGTGTGAAAAAACGATACTAGCTAATACGATGCTAGCGTAAGCGGGCGATAGCGCAGCGTAGGTAGGAGAGTATTATTCCTTAGAAGTTCTTAGTAGTGAGCGAAGCGAACACTAAGTATACTTACGGTAGCCTACGATATTCTGGAATAGTAGACGGATATATAATGAAATGTTTGTCGTAGTCCACAGCATGTACAAACACATCTTTACTTCTACGCTTAATAGCGGACAGGAACTTAGAACGCTTAGTAAAGACTTCATTATATTTACACCCATCCTCGTGTTGAAAAACGGCATCAATCGCCATTGAGACACTCTCGATCTAGTGCACTCCAAAAATCATGCCCTTGTGGTGTTTCTACCCAAACAAAAGCAGAGCTTAAGTTTTTACGATAAAAACAATTTAATGTCTCAGGATTTTTCTCAACAACCTTCATCAATTCTTCAAGCAATTGATTAGGGCCAATGGAAGTGATTTTATCTACAATGGCTAGGAACAGAGCGGATTGATCAATCATCCTTTCCTCCGTTGAGATGCCATTCCCTATGCAAATTCCTCCAGAACTCAAATTCGTATGGAGTATTCTCCCAATCAAATGCAGTGACTAAGGGCCTGTCCATAAGAAATTCAGGAAATCCACGCCCATCGCCCTTGTACGTTTCCTTTGTTTTAATGAGTCTTTCCAACAACTCATTAGGGCTAATACTTGTTACGTGCTCAATCAGCCCTAAGAAAAGAGGACTGTCTTCAATGTTCATTTCTCTTTCTCCTGAAAGGCTTTCTTGTTCTGTTGATAGGCGTACGCATCATCCTTACGCTTGTCACGATAGGCGTCACGTACAAGATATTCAGCAAGGGTAGTAATTGGCTTGCTTGGTTGTTTGTGTGCCGGTACAGCACGTAAAGGGGGCATGACTTTCTCCTTTGAGGAGATGATAGCGCTCCTCAATTTAAATTATGCAATAGAAATAGGGAGCACAAGGCTCCCTTTTTTATTCCTCTTCCACTTCAATCATTGTCCAGTCAAGACGAAAAGCGTGTCGACCAGGGACTTGTAAATAAGATTCATAATACTTAGTGGTGATTTCAGCGCCGAGATGGGCTGCACCACATGAGACAGCATAACGATACTTCTTCACCTTGGCTTTCGGCTTGATGCGGTAGGCTCCATCAGCACGCCAATTTGGCGTGTCTACGTCAAACCAGTCACCGCAATGGTAGTATTGAATCTTTGCCCCATTCGCCCAAGCGATGATGAGGTCAGCATGTTTATGACGAGTGTTCATTCTTTTGCTCCTTTGGGAGCGTGATAGCCCCAGTTAGGGATGTCTTCCCATTTGCCACGCATTTTATCCATCTCTTCTTCAGGGACATCATGAACAGATTTGAATTCACCAGTGGCGTTAATGATTTCAATATCAAAACCCATGTTCATGTATGGTTTGATTTGCCACATGGCGATGAACGTATTAGCAACAACAACATTCTTCCCGTTGTGTAGCATAATCTCTGCCGTCATTTGGCACCACTCGTGTGCCTGTTTCAGCATGGCCTTGCTGTAATGGTATTTACCATTGAAGATGTGGCACATATCTGCTTCCAGATGAATGTCTGCCTTCCCTTCTTTAACCATATTAGCAGCGAGTGTGCTCTTACCACTGCCCGGCAAGCCACGAATAAGAAAAATCTTAGCCATTAAGCTGCTCCATAATGAACGTTATTACAGTTTGTTTGCAATCAGGATTGACACACGGTACAGAGGCGTAATGCTTCCCGTATGCTTTACGATTGCACGATTTGCACCATCCATAATATGTGTAACGCATGATTGTTCCTTGTTGGTAGGACAGACGGGACTCGAACCCGCAGTAAGCTTCCGTAGGTCATTACTCCTACGTGTACACAGCCTTCAAACGCGCATCATAGAATGAGCACTGTTAAGAACCCACACACTGCACTTCAAAATATCAGCCTGCACTAATGCTATCGGTTGTTAGACCTTCACCCATTCCGTTTATGGGCCGCTCGCCTTTTCGCGTTCTGTCCTGTTGATTGGTGCCTTTGATTAGGACTTGAACCTAATATCTCCCGGAGCATTTACCGGAGTTTTACTTAAAACTACAAAGGCATTGATTGGTGCCCCTAGCCGGAGTCGAACCGGCACGCACAAAGGCGGGGGATTTTAAGTCCCCTGTGTCTACCAATTCCACCATAGGGGCTGTTTATTAGGCCATTACTCCTTTAGCTTTCAGAGCTTGGTAGGTCTTGAAGCTCAGGTTTGCGGACCAGCCCTTCTGTTGCTCTGGAGTCAGCTTAGGCTCATGGCTTGCTTGACGGATGATGATAGCTCCCAAGCGGCTGAAGCGTACACCATCGGGGAAATCAGTGTTGAGGAATGCTTCACGCATTGCGTTGTTCGTGTTGCCCACTTGTGCCTTAGGAGCAGGCTTATGCAGCTTGCTGTTACGACGTTGGCCTTTGGAGGTGTATTTTGCGCGTTTAGCTTGTGCCATGATGTGATTCTCCTAAATGAATAGTGTCCTATAGTGGACTGGTTAAGGGTAAAGCACCCACACATGCCCTGATTAACAAGGCATGAATTGAAGCTTTAGAAGAACTTAGCCTTACCAACACGAGATTTCTTGGTGCGTACATCACGCAGTGGCATAACCAAAATAGCATTGTTGATTTCCAACGCTGCCAGTTCCACTTTCAGTTCTTGATGGTTGTCACAACCTGCTTTCAGTGAGGCACGGATTTGTGGGATACGGCGTTCAGCAGCAGCACGTTGACGTTCTGCCTTGCGGCATGGGAAGTTTGCTGGTTTCATTTGATTCTCCTGTATATACAGTGCTCTATTGTGAGCAGGTTACCCTTTCGGGGTTAGGACAGAATGTCCAAGAGAGCACACATGTGTCAGAGAGTGCTCCCTTTGAAACTCTATCTTATAATCCTAACGGTATAGGGACTCTCCGATAGGCGTATGGGATCGCCAAGTCATAATTAATTATCTCCTCGTCATTTGACGATAGTTTAGAATGATTTATTGCCGTATGTCTTTAATGTCGATAGTCTAAAAGGTTGGCCCTATTATCGTTCGCCGGGGCACGGCCCATATTGTGGTTGCTGTTTCATTTCTTCACCATTCCTTGGCACATAGGCCCAATGTGCAACCTGATAAAATTACAGTTCATGCCATGCGTGGTACATGATAGCGTGCTGAATGCGCCAGTCAATGACATTAATGTCCCGGTCTTGCAACATAGCAGCTAGCTCATTAATAGCAGCGTAATAATTCGTTATCTCTATCGATGACAACAGCATGACATTCCCCTAATGGATGGCCTTTACAGAATTGCACTGTCTACACATAGTTTTGATATCTTAGGTCGCACTAAATTACAAACAATCTTGTAATAGATTCTTTGGTCAATAGTCTTAGTCTCAATCAATTATATGTATGCCCCTACAGCTTAGGCCCGTGATGGTGAGGTCTTATGCACCTATATTAATGTATGTCACTATGGCATACGGCACCGCCTCGTTGATTGTTTAGGCTTGTTCTTTAGCCAGTTCATCCATCATGGCGACAAGCGTTTCCACTTTGAGGCCAGCCTTGATGAATGCACGGACAACAGCCGCTTGCTCGATGTTGGCCTCTTCTGCCTGTTTCAGCAAGCCCTTGAACTTGGCTTCCATTACATCGACGGTGATGGGTTTCTTCTCAACATCTACGTTGCGCTCGGCCCACGTCCAGATGTTATTGAGGGGATCTTCGAGGAACGCAATTGCTTTTTCTTGCGCCTCGTCGTAATTCTTTTTGTTCTTCTTAGTGAACGTCAGTTCGTCCACATCGTAGTTGAATCCGCTGAATTCCTTGAAATACAGGACAGCGATTTTCTTGTTCATTGGCGACAGGACACCAACCAGACGATTGACATAGCCGATGTCTTGGGTGGCGTGATGGGCTTCCAGAACAGAGCGTGATAGCTCTTGCAGGGTGGCTTTGGTGATTTTCTCTGCTTTCAACAGAGCGTTGATTGCCTTGTTAAACAAGGCGTCAAAGACAGTTTTATCAAACATGGCAAACTCCTAATGTAATTAGCGTTGCTGACATTAGCAACACAATACATACTCTAGGAATACATATTGGGTTGCCCTATCCCTAAGCATCATTCACTTACAAGACACTAATAAACGTGATAGCGCTAGGACGTTGAGAATACAGAGACTTATATTGGTAGTCCAATATATGCATGTATAAACAGGGCATCCATCTCACTACGACATTCCTCATGTGGTAAGCATGTGTTAATGCGCGGGATAGAACATTAGATTGTTAAAGAATATAGAATAGCAATTGTAATTAGGGCACACAATTGTAGTGTGCATTCCTCGCCCATTCATCGGTGCGTATCCAGACATTTTACTGTCCGGTCTATCTGTCTCAACTCTTGGTTGTGTTATGTATGGAGGCAACGCCTAGACTACTAGACATTACGCGACACATACACAGTGACGCCAAGTATATGAGACAGCCACACGTCATGTACTGACGATTAGCTGCTATTCTAAATTGTTAAAGAACAGTTTCGGGCCTAAGCCCTCCACCTGTTGGCATATGCTTGTCGTTGTGACTAGCGCCTTGTTACGTGTGTTACATACAACCTGATTCTACGTTCTACCAGCGTTGCCCTTGGGCTATTGCTGCCTACTTGCCTGAATCAGTGATGCTATTGTTACACACTCTCTAATGTCTGTCAAACTCTTTTTAAGTCACGTAGCAATCGTGATAGCTCTATGTATCGCTTGTCTGTCTGGTTACAAACTAAGCATGTCCTACTATACGCACAAGGCAATAGGTCAGTGGCTTAGGGTTCAACATCTCATGATACGGCCTGAATTTACAACTAAAGAGAATGACAGATTGTTAAAGAGCAACTACATACCAGCCCTAGGGCTAGCCTTCGGTACAGCGTTATGTGTATCGAAGAGACCCCATTATTATCCATTGCCGATGATAGCGCAAGTATTATTTTACTGTTCGTTTATACAGCTGTATTAGGATTGCCTATAAGAAATAGCGCGTGCGCACATGCACGCGAATAACATACATGAATACAACCTGTCAACAACATTCAATCAATGTGTTGTATTTAGTTATCCACATAGGTTATCCACATGTGGTTTAAACGCATTCTAAGGCCCCTAGGGGAAGCGCAAGGGCGAGGATGGGGCATGTATCGGAAAATAGATCGACCTCACCACGGGCCTATAAAGGGCATTGCTGTGGATGAACATAATGACAATGTCTTATATAAGACCTGCCTATTTATTCATCAAGTCTTATATAAGACCTAGTGTGAGTCTTATATAAGAGTATGTAGCAGTCTTATATATGAGTGGCATAATGACAATAAATATGCAACGTGCCTAGCGGCACAAGAATAATGAATACGCCCAATAGGAATAAGGGGGAGTGTATGTCAAGCATATTCTGGGGCAATGAATAATGTGTTGTATGTGTGTTGCACCCCTTTCATTTTGTCACTAGATGTGTTAGATATCCTTCGTTGAAAGCTGAACATTACATAAATGAAACACTTTCTCCACAGATAGGCAAGCTTGCTAGGGGGTAGCAGGGGTTTCACTTTGAGTGCATATGGTGCATTGCACCTAATAAATATCTAATAGAAATTATGGATATGCTGCACCTCTAAAATATCTCACAAAAATTATTCATTTCCTCCTTCGCATAAATTCAATGTAACGCCCAAGAGAAGGCAAGTATTATTCTCTAAACACATTGTGCCGAAAGGCACGTAACAACAATAATGTACGTAATAAGGAAATTATGTCTAAAATTGAATTAGACCCTATTGCTTCTGGATATAATCTAGATGTGATTAACAATAACTTCCAGAAGATTGAAGACGAATTAAACAATAAAGTTTTATATCGAACCAATCCTTCTGGTCAGCCTAATCAGATGTCTAATAATTTAGATATGAATGGTAAGGCAATTATTAATGCCTCTAATATTGGAGGAGGTGGAGGAGCTGTAGCTGCTGAAGATGTTTCTTTTGTTCCAGTTGGTACAATTGAGAGTACAAATGTACAGGATGCTGTAGCAGAAGTGTTAGGAGATATTCCTACAGCTGCTATTAACTTCCCTCTTCCTGTTGGAATCGCTGCACAGATTGGTGTTTCTACACGTTACGCTAGGGAAGATCACGTACACGTAGGGGATGGTTCAGGAGGTGGTGGAGGTGGAGATGCTATTAGCACTGGCCTGGCTTATGCCTATCAACGTGCAGTGAGTATGCCTGTAGGGATGCCTGGGGATGTAGTATTTACGTTTGCTAGTGCTACAATTACCACACCAGCGTCTAATGCTCTGTTAAATGGCTGGACTAAGCTTATTCCTGCTGGTTCCAATCCTCTGTGGGTTACAGTGGCTAGTGCAAGCGCTACAACCTCCACAGATACAATTTTTAACAGTGAATGGGCTACACCAGTCATTCTGTCTCAAGATGGTACAGACGGTGTAAATGGTTTGAATGTAGCTACAGTTTATTTGTACCAGCGTTCTGCTACAGCTACACCAGTGCCTGCTGTTCCAAGCGCTAATGTAACATACCAATTCAATCCTCCTGTAGTTACGGGATTGACAAACGGATGGCAGACATCTGTCCCTAACATTTCTGGTGGGGCGTTCTTATTCGTTACACAAGCTACAGCAGTTAGTACAGGCACTACTGACATCATCACCCCATCGGAATGGGCTGCTGTCCAGATTATGGCTCAGAATGGTGCTAATGGCTCTACTGGCCCTTCTGGAGCTAATGGAACACGTGGTACAGTTAATATTGCGCAAGGAGGACGTACTAGCTGGAGTGATGCTGTTGCAGTGTCTGCTATTTCTGCTGCTGGGTATGGGTCCCCTATTGAACGAGATATTGTTACTCAATATGGTACAGGCTTCTCACAAACCCGATTCTACACAGGCGGTGTTTGGACTATTCTTACAGCGTATATTAATGGTAATCTGTTAGTGTCTGGAACTATCGCTGCTTCTTCTATTGCAGCAGACACCTTCACTGGTCAAGAGTATAGAACTGCAACCTCAGGACAACGTATCCATATTAACTTAAGTGGTAATAATAAGTTCCAAGCATACAATTCTAGTGGAACAGTTATTGCTGAAATTGGTAGTGGTTCTACTGGCGGCGGCAGTGCTTACATTTTAGGAACCAGTTTAAATCCTTCTCTTTATGTTACCAATAGCGGTTCAGGTGCTGGTATTTATTCTGTAACCGGTTCTAGTAGCGCAGATGCTATTTCTGGAAGCTCTGGTAGTACAACATATGCGGCAGGATCTTTTAGTAATTCGGCTACAAATGGGGCAGCTATTTATATTAATGGCCGTGTCTCCACACAAGCTAAGAGTTCCGGTTTAGGTATTGCAGCAATGAATGAAGTGTTGCCTGTATCGGATAATACATACGCATGCGGGGCAGCAAGTAATCGTTGGTCAGTTGTTTATGCGGCTACTGGAACCATTAACACATCTGATGCACGTATCAAGACAGATGTACAAAGCACCGACCTAGGCCTTTCCTTCGTTAAAGCTTTACGTCCTGTTAAGTTTAAATTTATTGAAGGCCACAAAACAATTGTGGAAAGTGAAGAGCGTGGCGAATATTCCACAGTATCTGTTCCAGGAACTCGTTACCACTATGGATTTATTGCTCAAGAAGTTAAAGAGGCATTGGGGGAAATTGATTCTGGTATTTGGTGTCTTACGGATAAAGACGATCCAGACAGTATCCAACAACTACGAGAGAATGAAATTGTTCCTTCGCTAGTTAAAGCTATTCAAGAACTAGAAGCACGTATTGCAGCGTTGGAGGCAAAATGAAGCAACATCTAGATTCTGTAACTAGTCCCAATATCTCCATTCCAATTGTAGGAGTTACGGGATTTATGAATTTTCTAGAAGGCAATCTTCCTTTGATCATTAACATTTGCACAGTTGTCTATCTAGGACTCCTTATTAGCCATAAAGCCTATCAAATGTATAAAGAGATTAAAGGTAAAGATGAATCAAGCAAATAAATGGCTTGTGGGATTAGTGGGGGCAGGGTTGATTGCCTCCACAACTCTCTGGGAAGGTAATGAGCTTAAGCCTTATAAGGATGTAACAGGAACTTGGACAGCGTGCCAAGGAATCACTGAGAATGTACAGCCTGATAAGATTTACACTCAACCAGAGTGTGATGCCCTCTTAGCTAAACACTTAGCTCAACATGGAAAAGAAGCCCTCAATTGTATTAATGTTCCAATCTCTAGAAATGAGTATGAGGCATATACGATGTTTACGTATAATGTAGGAGCAGCTAATTTCTGTAGTTCTGGAGCATTAAAGGAACTAAATAAGGGTAATCACGAGGAAGCGTGTAAACGCCTCTATCGTCAACCAGACGGAAGTCCTGCTTGGAGCTATTCCAAAGGAAAATACTTCCAAGGACTACAAAATAGGCGTCAATATGAATCCAATCTCTGTTTGGGTAAAATCCAACCTCCTAAAGGTTAAGCTAATAGCCCTAGGAACGATTATAACAGCTCTTGTAGGCTTTCATTACTATGATCGGTACACATATAGCCAAGAGCATGTAAAAGAGGCTGTAGGCGCTTTAAACGCTTCCTATACAATTGCTATAGCAAAACAAGTGACTGCTTCTCAGAAGAAAGAAGAGGAGATTAGGGCACAATCTAAAATTGAACAGGATAAAAGAGATGAAAAACTTAAAGCTCTTGATGTTAAGCTTAACAATGTGCTTAGTGAGTTGCACAACCGTCCCTCCCGTTCAGGCCCCCAAACAGATTCCCAAACTTCCGGAACTAATAAAGCCTGTACCGGCTCCGAGCTTTACAGAGAAGATGGAGAATTTCTTGCGAGGGAAGCTGCCAGAGCAGACTCAATAGTAATTCAACGGGATTACTATTATCAAGAATATGAAAACGCAAGAAAGAAATTAGATGAAGCTTCCAAGTAAAGAACAAATGCTAGATGATATGGGGCGGCCTATTACGCAATCCCTGTTTCTAGAGATTAACTATACAGATATGGCGGTTTACACATTAAAAGATGATGACCATGAGCTTAATGGAAAACAATACCCAAGCCTCAAAAAGTTATATCTCGAATGTGAAGACCCTACCGAATATGTATTTGCCACGACCTACCTTATTGGATGGAAACACTGGTTACGATTGTGTGAAAATAAAGCCATTCGTAAACACATTGATGAGTGGCGAGAAGAGCTTGAAATTAAATTACGGTCTAGGGGGGTTCACGAAGTTATTAAAGCAGCCACAAGGCCGGGAGGTCTTCAGGCCGCCAAATGGTTGGCAGATCGTGGATGGGCAAGTCGTCCTGCTGGCAGACCTAGTAAAGCTGAAGTAGAGCGTGAACGTGAATTTGCTGCACGGGTATCCGATGAATTTAGTGCAGACATCTTAAGGTTGAAATAATGGAAGATAAATGGCTAGTTGACGCAAAGAAGAAACTAGAGAAGATGCCGGAAGAGGCAAAGGAATTACGAGAAGCCGCTAAGGAAGATTTGTTTCTCTTTGCTAGGCTAGTCAATCCCGGCTATATGTATGGAGAAATCCATAAGGAGATTTTTAAATGGATGCAGGAGTACAGCCTATTTGGTCAGGGCCTTGCGACAGTAACCAACAAACTAATCATGCTTCCACGTGCCCACTTAAAGAGCCATATGGTTGCTACATGGGCAGCTTGGATCATTACACGCCATCCAGAAGTAACAATCTTGTACGTATCTGCAACTGCTTCGCTTGCGATTACTCAGTTATATGCAATCAAGAACATTCTAACATCCTCGGCATATACACGATACTATCCTGAATACGTTCATCCTCAGGAAGGTAAGAGAGAGAAATGGAGTCAGGATTCTATTTCTGTCGACCATGAGAATCGTAAGAAAGAAGGTATTCGAGATGCCACAATCTCCATCGCTGGATTGACAACCAACACTACTGGTTGGCACGCTGACATCCTAATTCCAGATGACTTGGTAGTCCCAGAGAATGCATATACAGAGGAAGGTCGAGAAAGCGTAGTTAAGAAGACTTCTCAATTCACCTCTATTCTGAATGCTGGCGGTTTTACAATGGCTTGTGGTACTCGTTACCACCCATCAGACATCTATGCTACATGGAAAACACAGGAATACGACATCTACAATGATGAAGATGAAGTAGTTGACCGTGTACCTGTATGGGAGATTAGGGAATATGCTGTAGAGACGGATGGGGTGTTTATCTGGCCTAAAGCTATGCGTCCCGGAGATAAGAAATTCTTTGGATTTGACCAACAAGTTTTGTCCAAGATTCGTGCTCAATACGGAGATAGGGTTCAGTTCTACGCTCAGTATTACAACGATCCCAATGATCCCGGAAGTAATCGTATTGACCGAAGCAAGTTTCAATACTACGACCGTAAATGGCTTAAACAAGAGAATGGTAATTGGTATTATAAGCGAAATAAGCTCAATGTTTACGCCTCAATTGACTTTGCATTCTCTTTGAGTAAAAAGTCTGACTCCACAGCTATTGTTGTAATTGGAATTGACCCTGAGGGTTTTATTTACATCTTAGATATTGATCATTTCAAGTCGGATCGTATTGGAGACTATTTTAATCGTGTAGCAGCATTACATTCTAAATGGGAGTTCAAGAAGCTCCGTGCTGAGGTTACTGTAGCTCAGGCTGTGATTGTACGTGATTTAAAAGATATGATGCGAGAGCAGGGTTTAAGACTGTCTATTGACGAGTTCAGACCTACTCGTAATGAAGGAACTAAAGCAGAGCGTATTTCTGCTGTTCTTGATCATAAGTATGACAATATGTCTATCTGGCATTTCAAAGGAGGCTACACAGATGTTCTTGAAGAAGAACTTGTTCTAGCACGACCAGCCCATGATGACATTAAGGATGCCCTAGCTTCTGCAATTGAGATTGCTGTAAAGCCTAAAGTTTCTAGAGGCAGTTCAGAATTCAATAATGTATTACAATTCCACAGCCGTTTCGGTGGTGTGAAGTTTAGATAAAGGAATTAAATGGCTAAGAAGCCCTTAGAAACTCGTGCCATCTTTGGCGGTGATGATGTTTCCAAATATATTGGAATGACTTGGTTCAATTTCAATAGTCAACGACAAACTAAATTAGATCAATGGCGTGAACTACGTAATTATATTTTTGCTACTGATACTACAACTACAACTAATAGTTCTCTTCCTTGGAAGAATAGCACTACACTCCCTAAACTTTGTCAGATTCGTGACAATCTTCATTCCAATTATATTAGTGCATTGTTCCCTAATGATGATTGGCTGAAATGGGAAGGCTATTCGATGGAAGACTCTATTAAAGAGAAAGTGAAGACAATTGAAGCCTACATGTCTAACAAAACTCGTGAGGGTCATTTTAGAACAGAATGCAGTAAACTCCTCTATGATTATATTGATTATGGTAATTGCTTTGCTACAGTAGATTATGAATCTTCGTACATTAAGGATGCTGCTGGTAATCGAGTAATTGATTTCATCGGCCCCCGTCTACGCAGAATCAGTCCTTTAGACATCATCTTCAATCCAATCTCTAACACATTTAAAGATTCCTTTAAAATCATTCGCTCCCTTAAAACTATTGGTGAATTGCGAATTATGGCAGAGGATGAACCAGACAATGCCTATCTCAAAACGGCTTTACTAAATAGGGATAAAATGTGTGCTCACATGAATTCCTATGGACTAGAGGAATTCGAGAAGCAAGAAGGTATTCTTATGGATGGATTCGGTAATTACTCCGAATACCTTCAAAGCGGATATGTGGAACTGTTGGAATTCTGGGGTGACATGCACGATCAGAAAACAGGTACAGTTAAGCGTGGACGAGTAATCACTGTAATTGATCGTATGTACATGATTCGGGATGAAGCCATTCCTAGCTGGTCTGGAAGCGCTCCAATCTTCCATGCAGGGTGGCGTACCCGTCCAGACAATCTGTGGGCTATGGGCCCTCTAGACAATCTGGTAGGCATGCAATATCGTATTGACCATCTGGAGAATTTGAAAGCAGACGCTATGGACTTAGCTGTTCTTCCTCCTTTGAAGATTAAAGGAGAGGTAGAGGAATTTAGATACGGTCCGGGTGTTGAGATTCACATTGATGAGAATGGTGACGTAGAAGAATTGGGACACAACGTACAGTGGGTGATTCAAAGTGACAACGCTATCACACTTCTGGAACAGCGCATGGAGATGTATGCTGGTGCTCCTCGTGAAGCTATGGGTATTCGTACTCCGGGTGAGAAAACTGCATTTGAAGTTCAACAACTAGACAATGCAGCAGGTCGTATCTTCCAAGAGAAAATCAATACGTTTGAGATTGAGATGTTGGAGAAGGCCCTTAACGCCATGCTAGAGACTGCTAAACGCAATCTAGACGCTTCTGATGTTATCCGTGTTATGGACAATGACATTGGTGTTCAACAGTTCGTACGCATCACTAAAGAAGATATTACCGCTTCTGGTAAACTTCGTCCTATTGGTGCTAGACATTTTGCTGCACAAGCAACTCTAATGCAGAATCTGAATGGTATCTGGCAGACGCAGATTGGTCAAATGATCTCTCCGCATACAAGTACAATCCAATTGGCTAAATTAGTAGAAGACGTATTAGGGCTGTCCCGCTATAGCTTGTTTGCGCCTAACGTAGCAGTTGCAGAACAACAACAAACAATGCGGCTGTCAAATCAAGCTCAAGAGGATTTACAGGTTGAGCAATCCGTTAATCCTAACAACCCACAACAAGGACAAGCATAATGAAAACCAATTGGACAATCGGTATGGACGCTCCTCAAAAAGCAATTATGAAGAGTGATTTTGAGAGCTCCGCTGGTACGCGTAAGCGTCTAGAAGAACTTTTGCGAGAGAAGATTGAGTCTAAACGCAATGGGGCTAGGAGTGATGAGAACTACTCCAGTCCCAACTGGACGCTGTTACAAGCAGATGCTATTGGGTACGAAAGAGCGTTATTTGAGGTTATTTCACTTATTTCGTAAAATAAATGTATAAATTTGTCTGAAAAAGGGGTATATACTCATACTTATATAAATACTAGTATACTTCAGAGTGTAACCTGAAGGGCAAATAACTCCTACTACTAATTAAAGAATATAGTAGAGAGTAATTATTCCTAATATTTCTAAGTATATTTATAGTATATACATTGCCGTAGTAGTTCAGTGGAAGAACAGCTCCCTTGTAAGGAGCGTGTCGAAAGTTCGATTCTTTCCTGCGGCTCCAGAACATTTGCGTTGTAGCTCAACGGTAGAGCAGGGCACTGTTAATGCCTCGGCTGGAGGTTCAAGTCCTCCCTTCGCAGCCAACATGCGTGTGTGTCTAAGGCAGACTGCCGCCCTTCCAAGGCGTCCACAAAGGGTTCGATTCCCTTCACCCGCTCCAATCAATGCCACAATGGTGAAATTAGGTATACACGTCAGTTTTAGAAACTGATGCCTTTGTGCGTCTCGGTTCGATTCCGAGTTGTGGCACCAATAAAATGAAAGAAGATTATGACCGACCAGTCAATCTTTAATGGTAACGAGAATCAACCGGCTACCCAGCCAAATCAAAGTGCTGCGCAACCAGCACAACCTGTTCAGACACCAGACCCTATTGCTGACCTGCTAGCGTCTGTTAAGAATGAACGTGGAGAAGCGAAGTACAGAGACGTAACTGAAGCTTTAAATGGTTTGAAACATGCTCAAGAATACATCCCATCGCTTAAGAATGAACTTAGCGCAAAGGATCAGGCTCTAGCAGCCGCACTAGCAGAAGTTGAACGTTTGAAGGCAGTTGAAGAATCTGTACGAGCATTCACTTCCCAACCAGCTCCAGCTGTACAACCAACAGCTCCGGTGTTTGATGAGAAGAAGATTGCAGATTTAGTGACACAAACTCTTACGCAACGGGAAGTACAGTCTGCACAAAAGGCTAATCTTTCCACGGTAGTTACATCCCTCCAGCAATCTTTCGGTGCTGATGCAGAAAAGGTGTTCTACGATAAGGCTACAGAGCTTGGAATGAGCATGGAAGAAATGAATGTTCTTGCAGCTAAATCTCCTAAAGCAGTTTTGACTATGCTTGGTGTAAAAGTGGGAGCGCAATCTAGTTCTGTGGCCCACATTCCCGGCAGTGTCAATTCCTCTGCGTATCAGCCTCGACAAGACTCCTTCGTGGGACGTAACAACAAATCAGCAATGATTGGTGCTACTACAGAAGATTTGCAAATGGAAGCACACAACTCTCGTAAGATGGTTGAAGAGCTTCATGCTGCTGGCCTAACTGTCCATGATTTGAGTGATCCTAAAGTGTATAAGAAATACTTCAAATAATTGGAAAATAATTAATGTCTCAAAATCGCCCAAATAGCACTGCGTTTATTGAAGCAGAACAATATTCTAGCTTTATTCTTCGCAATCTACATGACGGTCTGCTTCCTGGCTCGATGTTCCGTAACGTATCGGACTTCGGATCGGGTAACACCCTTCATATCAAAACTATCGGTACTGTCACTATTCAAGACGGTGCTGAAGAAGTTCCATTCGACTACACCCCAATTGAATCGGGTGAAGTTACTCTGACTATTACTGACTATGTTGGTGATGCTTGGTACGTAACTGATGAACTCCGTGAAGATGGTGCCCAAGTTGAAGCTCTGATGGCTGGTCGTTCTTCGGAATCGACTCGTGCTATTCAAGAAACCTTTGAAACCCGCTTCCTGCGTAAAGCAAATAGCTCGCAAGTAAATGCCAATCCTAACTCGATTAATGGCTTCCCTCATCGTATTGCTTCTTCGGTAGCAAACAACGTGTTCACTCTGGATGCGCTGATTAAGATGAAGCTGGCTTTCGATAAGGCTAACGTACCAGCTGCTGGTCGTGTCCTGATTATCGATCCTGTTGCTGCTGCAACTCTGGATGGATTGGTCTCGATCAATCGTGATGTAACCCCATTCGCAGAACGTATTCTGGAAACTGGTTTTGCTCGTGAACACGAGTTCATCATGAACCTGTATGGCTGGAACATCATCACCTCGAATCGTCTGCCAACTGGATCGTTCAGCGATGGCACCACCACTGTGACTAATGGTGTTGCAAACATCTTCATGAGCGTTGCTGATGACAACACTAAGCCTATTATGGCTGCATGGCGTCGTATGCCTAAAGTTGAAGGTGAGCGTAATAAAGACCTGCGTCGTGATGAATACGTCACTTCGGCTCGCTGGGGCTTTGGTACACAACGTGTTGACACGCTGGGTGTCTACATCACTTCCGCTGTTAACTCGTAATAAGGAAAAGATATGCCTTTTAGCTCTGGCTCCGGCCTGAATGTCAATAACTACTATGGACCACGCGACACTGGTGGTTCGGTAGGGATTGAGCACGGTGAAGATAGTCTGACTCGTCTGTCGATTGCTTTCACTCCAAATAGTCTTAATGGTGGATATCTTCCACCAGTTGTTGTACCTCGCGGTGCTCTGTTCCGTTCGGCAACCCTTCGTGTAGATGAAGTGTTCACCCTGACAGGAACCACACCAACTGTCATCTTTGGTTCTGCTGCTTCGGAATCGACTAACGGCATTGTAGTAACCGCTGCTGAACTGGGAACGGTTGGAACTAAGGTTCCTGCATCGACGGGAACTGGCACTTGGTCACAAGCTTCTACCACCGGCGTGACTACTGCTGCTAAAGTTGGTCAGGTGCTGGGTGGAACCACTCCTGCTGTTACTGGCACTGCTGGTAAGGCAACGTTGGTACTAACCTTCTACAACAAAACTAAAGTGTAATTGAATAGGGAACAGGCAAGTAAAAAGGCTTGTTCCCTTTTTTTATTTAAAAAATATGAAATATACACTATTGGAAATTGTGCAGGACATCCTTAATGATATGGATTCCGATGAGGTTAACAGTATTTCCGATACTGTAGAATCTCAGCAAGTTGCACAGATTGTAAAGACTTGTTATTTCGAGATGATTGGTAATCGTAATTGGCCTCATTTACGTAAACTAATTCAACTTGATTCCTTAGCAGACCTAACCAAACCGAACTACCTTAAATGTCCTGAGAACTTGAAACAGCTTGAGTTCTTCAAATATGACATGCATAAGGTAGATCAGACAACGGTGGTTATCAATGAAGTTAAATATAAAGAACCAGATAGTTTCTTACGCTTTGTATCCGGTAGGAATAGTGATGCTGATTTCATTGATACTATTACTGATTTTAGCGGTTCTAAACTTCTCATTGCTAATAATGTTCCACCAACATATTGGACCTCGTTTGATGACCAATACATCGTCACAGACGCATACGACAGTGAAGTAGAAGACACGCTACAATCCACTAAAACGCAGTGCCTTGCG